GGGGGGGGGGTATTAATTAATATGAGAATATTTATTAACGGTGAGACACATGAGATTGATTCAACTATTCTATCATATGATGAGATTATACAACTAGCTTTTCCAAAAACTGATCCTAATATTGTGTATGCTGTGATAGCCACTCATCGTAAAACTGAGTTTAAAGAAATAGTGCTTAGGGATTGTTTTGTTGCTATAACACAAGATATGAGATTTAGTGTCGGTAGAACTGATAATGCCTGACAAAAAAAGAATACCCATTAATGGGTATTCTTTTTTTCTATGTACCAAGAGTATAAATATATATTATTATATTGGTAAAAACATTATTACAATAAAGGGGGGATAAACTTTATGAAACAAAAGAAAATTAATATGTCTATAAAAGAAATTGTGGAATGGATGAAAGAAGTTAAAACTATTTATACTAAATATAAGGGGTGATTAAATAATGAAGAAAGTGTTACAAGTGTTTGAAGAAATTATTGCCGACGTAGAAAAATCTATTCAGGCGAGTAAGGATTTTGAAACATGTTCCGGGTGTTATATAACTGATAGTAGTTGGGATCAAATAATGCATCAAATGTATAAACTCAATAAGATTAAAGAAAAGTTAAGTGAATTAAAAAGTCTTCCCGAATGCAAATGTTCTAATTTACGTAAGGTTTGGACACCATTTAAAAAAATATATAGTAATTATTTTAACATAAATATTTACCAATGTAAGAAATGTAATAATTATTATTCTTAATAAAATAATATGCAAAGGAGTTGTTTTGATTAGTGAGGAGTATATTTAAAGGCAGGAGAATAAAAAAGTTATATTATTTTGAGAAATTATCTAAAAGTGTATTTGGTGTACGAGAACTAAGAAAAGTGGTTGGAACCCCAACCATTATGACAATTGATATACCAGAACCTATATTAAAAATTGGTGATAAATTTTATGATATTAGAGATAATACATCATATTCTATTATAGATGTTATGCGAGGATCTGAAAATACAATGATCTATTTTACAGATACTGTCTTATCAACTATTACCGATACTAAGTCTAAAAAGGATGCTGAAATAAATAAAGCAAGATATAATGATGAAATGAATACTATGAATAAAACGGATGAATTAAATATTTATTCGGAGGATAAAATTAAGAATAGTGAACAATCATGGTTGAATGAATTAGTTAAGTATATAAAAGGAGTGTTTGATAAATGATTGAAATGGAATTTACTACAAGGACTTTTAACTTAATAAAGAATACTTTTCGAGAGTTTTATGATGTACCAGTTAAGTTAATTATAACAGATAGTTTGCAAATATTAAAGGAAGGTGGAATAGCCCGATTAAATACAAAAATCAAAGATTTAAATCCAGTCGAACATACAATATTCATTTGTGATGATTTATTTGTTATTGAAAAAGAGAGTTATGAGAATGATTATGCGTTTTTATTAGACACCAATGTGGAATTTCTAAATTCACTCAATATTGAAATTTCACACAAGGCATTAATTGTATCTATGTTATTACATGAATTTGGACATTTATCTCAAATTATTAAATTCATGAAATCTTCAAATATCAAAGATTTATCAAGTTTAGAACGAATTAACACTGAATTTATTTACGTCATTCGTAGAATGAATAAAGAAAAGGCTAAGTCAAACAAATATGAAGATTCATTATACTATACCCTCATGTTTACTGATCTATATGCTGAAATGTTTAAATTCAAATATTTCTATAAAATTTGGAATTTAATTAGACTTAGGGAGGGGAATTCTTAAATGAAAATAACACAGGTTGAAGATGTACACATTAATATGATCGTTAGTCTTATTACTAAACAGTCATATGAGTTAAATACAAAAGTTTCACCATTAATATACATCTGCAAAATATCAATGTATTTAGCTGAACGGATAACCAGATATTTTAAATATAAAGGATATAATATTAAATGGTATTCCCATTTGGGTTATCCAGATCATATAGTTTTTAATATTACCCCACAAATAATTAACACTATGGATTGTGTTGTATAATGAGAGTTAAAAGAGTTATCCAGCTTATTACTAATGTGCATAGAATACACTATAGTGATTATTCATATGGTTGGAAGATATCATTCATACCAATTGGTTTATTTACAGTTCCTCTTTGGAACAGAGGTGGTTATGTGAAATTTAATAAACGACTTCATATAATCAATCGAAACGATTATCATAATTGTACATTAACTGGGAGGTATTAATATGGAAATTATAAAAATGGTTCTAAAAGAAGTTGAAGAAATTGTAGGTTATAAATGTGATGTTTGTAATATAGATCTAAAAATCGATTCTAGTTTGGATCTTAATACTGTGACATATTCAGAACCTAGTGATAGTAATATGACAAATTTTAATACTATTAGAAAACACGTCTGCAGTATTAAATGTCTCAATGATGTGTTAAGAAATACTTATTTCGGAGCAAATATATTTCTATCCGATAAATTGATTAAAGGAGTTTGATTAAATGAAGTTAATATTATTTACTCTCTCCATTGCATCTCTATTTATAATGTCATATTTATCTGGTATGGTAATGATGACCGATAGAAAAATTACATTTATGGAGTTATACAAGAATATACCCGCTAAAGGAAATGAGAAATTATTCGGAATATTATATGGATTAACATGGGTTTCAATAATGACTACTCTACTAATATATCATTTTAAATAAAGGAGTTGAATGAATAATGGTATTTCCGATAAGTGAAGCTAGAAGAAATAAATTAGATTCATTATTAAAAGATGATGATTTTATCGCTAAAATTGATAAAATGATTGAAGCTGAATCATCTGTACCGAAGGAGTATTATGTAATAGAATATATATGTGTGCTATCGATTGACTTAGTTAATAAAATTATTAAGAAATATTTAGATGAAGGTTATGAGGCTTATTGGAGTGTCTATTATAATCTTGTTAATTGTAAGATAATTACTATAAGGTGGTAATTTAATGAAAATACACATACTAAAGTCAGTATTTAAATGGATGTCTAAAATGTCATTCGTGGAAGGTGTATATATTTTATATGTTACTGGATATAATGACGTGTTAATTATATCAATCTTTATATCTATTATAGGGTGGACTATTGAATCCACCCTATAATTTTTTATTGATATATGAATATATATATATATATTATATACTTAGAATAAACAAACTTAGAGGAGTGTAATTAAGTGAATATAATCTTTTTAGATATCGAAGGCGTATTAAACAATCATACGCATACTTTAAAGCAAGTAAAAGATAATGGTGGAACATACAACGAAGAGATGCAATTCGATTTCTGTCCAACATCTCTTGAGAATTTAAGACAGATTGTTGAGGCTACTGATGCCAACATTGTTATATCATCAACATGGAGAAATTCTGCTAATGTTTCATATATTCATCCCCTTCGAAGATATTGGAAAGCTATATTGATTAATTTAGGTAAAGTTGGTATTCATAGAAGAGTAATGGATACCACTCCATGGCTTCAAAATAATGTAACTAGAGGGGAGGAAATAACTGCATGGTTAATACAACATGATTCAGACATTAACTTTGTAATCATTGATGATGATCAAGATATGGGAGATTTAATTGGTCACTTAGCTCTTTGTGAATTAAACGGTGCTGGCATAACCGATGAGGTTAGAAATAAAGCCATACAAATTTTAAATAAAGGAGTATTATCATCATGAAATCACCACAATTTAATTCATCTGTTAATAAAGCAATTACAAAAACTATTCCCGAATATCTTAAAAAAATATTACTGTTACTAACCAGTAAGTAAAAGATTAATTCTTATACTAAATAATAAAAAGAGGGGTGTGTTTATAAATGTTATTAATATTCACAGGTGGATTAAAACTATTTAATGAATATCAGAACGTAATAGGACAGCAATTGTCAATGGATGTTTCTACACAAATGGATTCTAGAATTAATATCTTTGGTGATGGCTTTAAGATTGAATTTTATCCTGAAGAAGGTATGCTAGGTATTGTTATCAAGGATTTCGATGAGAATCAGAAAATAGAATGCTCTATTAATGTCTCGTTCAATAAGAAAGAGCTGATGGAATTAATATGTTTACTGGGTCAAATTCAAAGTAAACTTCCATTTAAAAGAAGAAATTTAATACTTTTAAATGGTACACCAAACGCCAATATTCATCAAGCTATGTGTGTATGGTATAATATACTTGTAACCAATATGCAAAAGAAGTTAAAGTTACTCCAACATCAAGTAGATTTATTAAAGTATATGGGGCCTGGTGGAAAAAATATATATCATATATTTGGAAATAATTTTACGATTAAGATTATCCCCGAAAATAACGAAGGATATTTTAGTTTGAATTTTACAGATTATAAAGAAGGTGGTATAACTGAGCTGAACAATATTAGTGATATTAGTTTTAACGATATTGAATTATCACAGCTCATGTCTCTATTACAGTCTATATACGATACAATATAATTTATCTATAAACTAAATAATAAAGAGGATACAATGTATCCCCTTTATTATTTTTTTTAAATATATATTATATACGTATAAAGAGAGTAGAGGAGGATATTGAAATGGAAAAGAGTATTACTAAAAACAAAATTATAGAGGAGTTAGGCCGTATTAATAATAGACCATATTATGTTTTATTCGATGATCAACCGGAGAGTATTCAATTAGATTTTGTTAGAAATAATGGTCCTATGATACAATTTATCAGAAATCCCTCAGAGGTGGTTCAAATTGAAGCTGTTAAAAATAATAGTGAATCCATAGTTTATATCGACAAACCTTCTGAAAAGGTGCAGTTAGAAACTATACTTACTAATCCAGATTCTATTAAATTTATTCATAATCCAAAATTTAAAATACAATTAGCTGCAGTAAAACAAGACTGTACATCTATTCAATTCATTAAACATCCTCATGAATCAGTACAATTAGCTTCAGTGAGACAAAGTTTACACATGATTAAACATATCAGAAATCCTACTCAAAATGTATTAAATTATGTGGCATTTAAGTTAAAATTAATAAACGAAAATTATATTATACCGAAGACACAATTGACTAATCATGTGACTATATTTAGAAGTGCGGCATTCGTTTCAGGTCGATTACTAACTATGACAAAAACGAATACTAATACCCGAATAACCGTGGATTTTTCAGAAGATAAAACTACTATGTTTATTAAAATGACTACATCGGGTTTGAAACTTTCAAAGATCACAACTAGTTTTTCTGGACGTTCATTTAGCATTGTGGGCCTTAAGAAAAAGTTTGGTGATGATATCATAGGTTCGTATGAATATGTGAATTATTCTAAAGAGGACAATATTATAACCCTGAAGAAAATAACTTAATTGAGAAAGGGGATATTTATATCTATGACAGATCAACTAAAAGGTTTGGTAGTTACATTAGAAGTTGATGTTAGAGAAGATTGCGCCAAAAACATTATTAATGCTATTAAAATGATAAAAGGAGTTGCATCAGTTGATGAAGTAATTGCAAATCCAGATGATCATATCAACCGTCAAAGAATTAAAATAGAATTAACCAGAAAATTATTTACTGTATTGGAATAATTAAGAAAGGGATTGATATATAATGTTAATCGATGAATTAAATTTGGATGAGCCTTGGGATATGGAGCCCTTATCTGATTATGAAGATAAGGCAAGAATAATTCATGATTTCTTCAATGAGATAGAAAAAATTTATAAAAAATACAATCTATCGATTGGTTATGAACATGGTAACTCGGTTATTAATGCCAATATATCTGAAAATATTGAATGGATGCAACGTGCAACTATATATTTAAATACTATTCAAAATCTAGTTGATCCTAAACTAAATCAAAAATAAAGAGACTGGTTTAATTAAGGAAAGAGGAGGATATTAAATATGGCTGTAGGATTAGATAAAAGTCTAGAATCATCGTTAGTTAGATTAGTAAACGAGGATTTAATGAATCTTGATGTTTATTTGGAAAAGTATCAGAAAGTGGATCTCTATGTATATAGTGAGGAAGTTATTAAAGAGATCCTCAAAACATTTAAATTCAAAAACATAGGTAATGTATATGATTTCCCAGATTCATTACCTCAACCGGATACTATCAATGGATTTGATATGTCTATGAACTTTGATATATTCCAAAGGATTGCAGTATCCAGAAAGATTAATTCCATTGTGTTCTATACCACCAATGGGCATAATATCCATTGTACATTTCTTATTGACATTGAACATCTTAAGAAGTTCTCTAAAGTATCAAAGACACTACTTCAACAAGATTCACACTCTAATATGTTTGAAAAGACTAATTTTGAATGTGCTGATAATGAATATATTGAGATATCCGAGGCTCATGAGGATAGTTTGAAACATACTGAGGCTATAAAGAAGAAAGTTCCTAAAGAAAAACTTGTCTTTGTTAAGAACTCAATACTGTCTGATATCATGGGAGATATAACCATCTTCTTTAAAGATGAAACCCGTAAGTTATATGAGAAAATGCAGATCGCTTATAAACGCGGGATCATTCTTTATGGTGATCCCGGCAATGGTAAGAGTGCTCTTATACGGGAAGTTATTAGGCATAACTCTAAAGTAATTAAAGTGATGATTAATCCTAATGTAGAAAATATCACTAAGATTTTATCAGCGTTAATTAAATCATTAGCCGGTAAATATGTAATTATCATAATTGAAGATATTGATTCATTGATTACTAATCGTAATAGATCTGAATTCTTAAATATTCTTGATGGTGTTGATATCAAATCTGGCATATACTTTATTGGTACAACTAACTATCCGGATCAAATTGATCCTGCCTTTATGAATAGATCCGGTCGTTTTGATCGTACTTATAAAGTTGAAAATCCTACTGCTGAAGTTCGTCTAGCATACTTTAGAGACAGGAATATTGGTGAATTGCTGTCTGAGTATAAGGTGTATAAGGATGATTCCAAACCTGATAACGACGAGGGAGTGGTCGACCTATTTGTTAAAAATAGTGCTGATTTAGCCATGGCAACTTTGAAAGAAGTTATGACAAGTACTCAATATATGTTAGCTGGGAATCCTGACATGAGTGTTGAGGAAGCTGTTGAAAAGACATATAATCTTCTCACTACCAGTAGGAATGAACACGCTGAAGCTCATGACAAGTACAAGCAGAGGACCACCAATGATTTTAGATTATCAGGAGTTCGTAAAAATTCATATAATGATATTTAAGGAAAAAATATGAGATGAGTGATATTGTGAGTACCGATATTAACTTTTTAATGGAAATTAAAAAGAATGGGATTTGGATGCCTGTTGGGAAAAAGGTAGTTGATTATTATCTTACCTATGAATTTAAACGGAGTGTACTAACATGCGATTCACTAATCCCTTTAATCTTTTGTCAAAGAATAGTATCAGGAGGATATAATATAGATTTAATTCCTTTTATCAGAAACGATTGTAATGGTGCACCAAACGATATGAGTTCAGAAGCTTTAGAGTATCTTAAATATGCCGATTATAAAATATCCGGTTTCGTGACAAGACATGAAATAGATAATTTTAATTGGGACTTTAAAATTTATTATCAATGTCAGACAACTTCAAAAGAAAAAGAGATTTACCTATCAACAGGAAAGATTCCAGAATATACAGCATCATTCGGAACATCTCTTGTTGATATTGAATTCACACGGTCATTTCTAGATACATACCGTGAATGGTTTAATGAAATTGAATATCTTAAATTCTTAGGGAAAGATTATCGATACCTATATTACTTTAACTAGTTGATGATGATAAATTTATAATGACTTCTTATTTACCATTAAACTTTATAATAAAGAGGGTTTTAAATAATCCTCTTTATTTTTTTATAATTAGGAGGAATTAAAATGGATTATTTAAAAGAACTTGGAATTGATAGGGACTCGTTAAGTATTAGGGAGAGAGTAGATAAATCTAAAGAACTATTAATGGCGACATTACAACTTAATGGTTTTTTGATCGGAAACATTATGCCCCAACGTAAAGAATTTCAATTATTGGCCGTAAACCAACATCCGGATTCTATCAAATGTATTGAGAATCCGGATGTTGAAGTCCAATTAGCTGCCATACGAAGGTGTTGTTTTAGTATACAACACATAAAAAATCCAGCAGTTGAAGTTCAATTAGAGACAGTTAGAGAGGACGGTTATACGATCCAATATATTGAAAATCCCAATTATGAAGTACAACTAGCTGCTGTTAAACAAAATGTTATTGTTGTTTCTTATATAAAGAATCGTTGCTCACAAGTCGTTGAATATGTTGATAATTATTTTGGAAAGAAAACATTTTTGATTCATAGGTGGTGTGGTGGTTGGGTTACTAACGATACATTAATGGTTAAAGAAGATCCTTTTATGATACGATATATGAAGAATCCAGACAGGAATGTGCAATTAGCTGCTGTTGAAACTGATGTACGATCAGTTTATTGTATTAAAGACCCACATCCAGATGTTTTTAAATATTTGGAAAATAAAGTAGATTAATAGCTATAAATAAAGAGGATAACATTATCCTCTTTATTTTTTAAATATATATTATTATCATAAGAAATAAAGGAGGTTGAATGTGTAATAACGTAGTGATTATAACCATCACATTGAGAGGAAAGCTTATATATCAAGCACGAAATATTTTTATGTATTGAATAATTGCCGAAAAAACATCTAGAATTATAATGTTCTCATATATGTGAATAAATCATTTGATATATTAAAAAGGAGTGTTATAAATGAAAATTTGTATTTCGTTAGATATAAAGGCGGTAGATGACATCAAAGTAAAATATGATGGATCATATCCTAATGCATGTGGAGGTATATTAAGAGTAATTAAGGCAGGTAATGTAATATTTGAAACTAAAGAATACTCTTTTCGTTCAACCGGTTCAGTTTCATTTACAGAAGAGTGGGAAGAAATTATTACCCCTGGAATTTTAAAATGGAACGATGATGATGAATATACAAGATTTTTAAATTTTACAAACACTCACCCGAATAAGTATTATATATTATCTGAAGTTGAAACAATTATGGAGTCAATCGATGTTTGTTGTGGAGGCTGTGTATGAAATTTCCTGAAGAGTATATAATCCTAGGCAAGAAAGAATTAAATAAAGAATCATTTAAACCAGTTAAAAATGGAATAAACCCCAATAAACCAATTGGTGGAATATGGGCATCTCCATATTCCACCAATAATGAATATGTATCTGAATGGCATAAATGGTGTTCTAGTGAAATGGAAGAATGGTTATCGAATGATGCTATAATATTGAAACTTAAAAATGATGCTAAAATTTATACCATAAATACACAAGATGATTTAATTGAATTAATAAGTATAGTGGGTGAACCACATACTAAATTTCTAAAATTTCAGTGTATACCAGATTTCGAAAATGCAGCCAAATTATTTGATGTATTATACTTAACTGAAGATGGGCAATATAATACAAGGATGCCAGATATTAAAATGGAATATAATTTATACGGGTGGGATTGTGAAAGTATTATGATACTAAATTTTGATTGTATCAGCGAGTGGAGATATGAAAAATTAAATATTTTATAGGAAGGAGAATGTATATGCAGTATTGTAGTGATTGTAAACATAATCTAAGTCCATATAATGTAACTTGGTTAATGCATAAAGAGGATTGTGAATTGAATATTAAGCGCGAATCTCCAGAAGGATTAATGTTTTATAGTGATTGTGATCAATTCGAACAAGCTGATCAATCATGTCCAGAATCATGTAAATGGTGTTTATGGAAAGAGAAGGATCAAACTTGTGCCATTCATAAATATCCAAAAAGAATTATCAAATGTGCATATTATCAGAAACCCAGTAAGAATGTAGTAACATGGTCAGTTCAATGTACACCTAGAGGTTATTATCCAGATGGAGTACAATTCTGCCAGTGCTTTGTAGTCGGTAATGATCCTAAGGCGATATATAAATTACAATTAGAATGTATACAAAGAACTATAGAAGATTATGATTTTGAACCTAGTGTACCTACTAAATTTAGTAGTATAACAATCGATCAATTTAAAAAGAAGATTAATTGTTCTAAAAGGAGTGTATAAAATTATGAGTAGATGTTATTTATGTGGTTGCGGTAAGCCATTATATCTATGTCAATGTGTATGTGATGAATCTATTACATGTATCTCACCAAAGAAACGAGTATTAACAATAGATGGAAAAGTATTAGCTCCAAACCTTCATATACAACCAGATCAACAAATATCCGATATTCAATCCCAAGTGAAAGATAAACTATTAACATCTAATGATATCATAGATTCTAATTTAGTATACGTATGTAATATATGTGGAAAATCAATATGTTCTAATATAATTAATAATAAAAGTACAGTTCCCAGTCATGATTGTAAACTAAAAATAATAAAAAGGAGTGTTGAATAAAATGAGTGGTGAAGTTAAAGAAGTTATTGAGAGACTCAAATTATTGGAAGTGTGTGTACAACATCGATCGGCAAAGAAAGATGTTAATAATATGCAAGTTTTACTTGAAATGAAAAATATTGTTGGAAATATCATTTCAGACAACAGTTTTAATTTTACAGTAAAATCGGATGAAGAAACTGCTATTGACTTCTATAAAGCTACACATGTATTATGTAAAGCTTATAAATTGTATATACCAAGAATACTAAACTTTATCGGTAATCAATACAATGTATTCATATGTTCTAAATGTGATAAAGTTATTTTTAAACATCCGGTGGCTTCAGATATGAATGTTGTAACTGAAACTGTTGATGATATTGTTAAGATATATAAAACTCCAAAATGTAATTGTACATCCGATGATGAGAAAAGTAGCGATAAACATATTTATGAATGTGGTCTTAAAATGTTAATGGAGTCTCATGAATGTATATAACCAAAATTTAGAATTAATTGTGGGGGTGAATTTGTATGTACCAAGTTAAAATTATTGATTGTAGTGGATCTTATAAGGCGTCAAGTAGATTTTTGATGAATTTGGAAGCTGAAATTAACAAATGGTTTACTTTAAATCCTAATATAAAATTAATAAAACTTAAGAGATCTGGCATGATAGCTTTAATCATATATAAGGTGAAAGTGGATAAAGAGGATGGTATATAAATGGGTATAAAACTTTTGGTTGTTATAATAATATTATTCACACTCACGTTAATCTTATTTAGAGTTATATATACAAATAAACGAATGGATGAAGTAGCCGAACTTATAGGAATTCATATCATGAGTAATATTTATATGAATTCATATGAAGTATATATCCCAATGGTAATTAAAATGAGAATACCATATATTAAGTACCTCGTATCATTACATCTATGGGGAAAATACTCAGCTATTAAACCTGAGTATAAAGAGTTGTTATTACCAAATCAAGTAAATAATATATGGTATATGCTTAATTAGTTTTAAAGGAGGATATTTATATGTATCAACTTAAAGTAATTGGTCCTTATTCGGATACATAAAATAAAAATATTGGTTTAGAAGGTAATGTTTGTGAATGGCTGGAAAATAATCCTGGTATTGAAGTAATGTCTTTTAATAGCACAGGTCTTGAGATTCATATATTATATAAGTTGAACGAACAACCGGTCGTTGAAATTAAGAAGAGTATTCTTAGAGGTAATCGAAAACCTTTAGTTATAAATCAGTTATCTGATATTAATGATGAGTGGTGTGATACTTTTATATGTTCCAACTGTAATTATAAAGGTATTAAACGTGACTATAATTTTTGTCCAAGATGTGGTAAATCAATTGTTGTAACAGGTTAAATAAAACTTCGATGAGATGTTTTTAATGAAACTATGATCACATTATAGTGGATAAGCGTTAGTTATCTTATATGTGATGGGTGACTTATTTTTAGTCACCTTTCTTTTATTTAACTATATTAGAAATAAGTTATATGTAAGAGGAGATGGGTTGTTCAATGAGTTTAATTAGTAACGTATATGGTGTTATTACAAATAATCAGATTTTAGCAACTGGATTGGGATTAAGTGGTGCTGGTATTTTAACATTTTGGATTAAAGATGTGCCGAGATCAATTTATAAATTATTAAAAAGAGAATTAACCACTGAATTGATAATAACTAGTTCTAATATATCCTTTCATAATATATTAAAGTGGATAGAAAAAAATTATACGGTTAAAAATTTCAGAAAACTAAAGATGACTAATGGTAAATGGGGTGAAGATCGTACAACGACTTCAATAGGATATGGATTGCATTTTATTAAATATAGAACCCATCACTTTATCATTGAATTAATAAAAGATTCATCCAATCAAACTGAACGTGATAGGGAGACATTAATCATAACTAAAATGGGGAGGGGTCGAAAAGTATTTGATGAATTCATTAATGAAGTAGAAACATTAGATTATGATTTAACTAAAACTAAATTATATAAGATGGAACGGTGTTGGGTATTCATTAAGGATCAACGAACGAGAAATTTTGACAGTATTTTTATAGAAAAATCGAGATTGGAATCATTATTAAGAAATTTAGATAAATTTATAACTAGTGAAGAATGGTATATTAATAATGGTATACCATATCAATTAGGAATACTTTTATATGGTCCTCCTGGAACTGGTAAAACTAGTCTTATAAAAGCAATAGCGGGTTATTTAAATTATTCAATATACTATTTATCACCAGAAAATCTTGGGAATATAGAACTTGCTATGTGTACAATAGCAGATAAAAGTTTAGTGGTAATTGAGGATATAGACAGTAATTTTTTAACACACGCACGTAGTCATAATCATGTCAATAAGCTTGAAGATATAGACATTAATGCACCAAGTCTATCCGAAGTTTTAAATTCTTTGGATGGTATGTTTTCGTCTCATGGTAGAATATTAGTGGCAACTACAAATCATATTGAAGATTTGGACCCTGCATTAATACGACCAGGTAGAATAGATTTGAAAGTTAATATTGACTATGTAAATAAAGATGTATTAAAGGATTTTATGGATCATTTCTTTCCTAATAATAATATAGATTTTAATGGATTTAATATGAAATCAGATATAACTATTGCAATGATACAAGGTATGGTATTACAAGGTTATGATGAAAATTCAATAATAGAATTTATTCAGAAATAAAATAATAGGAGGAATTTATAATGGATGATTTAGTTATAAGTAGAATAGTTTGTGATCAGAAGCTTACTAGAAAGAGGTACGCATGGTGGTATTATCTTATTAAAGATAATACCATTTCATTAGGACCATTGAAAGAAGAAATGCCGTCATTAGATTCTTTATTGTTTTCATTAATAGTGGATAAAGAATTCATCAGAAACTATCTAACTAATAGATTTGAAATGGAAAGTATGTATATGGAAGCTTATGCAATAGTTGCTGGTGGGTTTAAGCATTACTGTATAAAGAATACTACTAATAAGAGTAGTATAAAAACGGAGGTTATATTAAGTGAAAGAGATAATAGTTTTGTAAATGATATTACTAATTTACCTATAGAGTATTTAATACTTATATTAATGAATGAGCATCCAAAATTATTTATTCAAACTTCATATAAGAATATACCTTATATAAAAATAAAATTACCTACTGAGAGTAAGACTGGATCTTGGAATGAAGAAAATCGGGTTCTTAATGAGAGCTTTAATAACATGAATGTAGATAAGAAATTTAGATATTTCATATTTAAATACTTTGGGGGTTTGGCTAAAGGGAATAACAAATTAAAAATATACCCATTTGGACTTTCATATGATTGGTACAAACCCTTTAATACTGATAAGAGCTTCTATGAGTATCTGAAAAAGATATATGGTGGTAAGTTTAGGAAAATGTTTATTATGTTTTTTATTAATGGTTATGATATGAGTCCCCTCATAACAAATAAGGAGACTGGTCTTACTGAAAAGTTATCTAAATCAAAAATGAAAAGGATTCAAAATCTCTTTATAAAAAATAAGTGTAAATTCACTTAATTAAATAAAATTCATATAACATATTAGTAAGTATATTTGAGAATATTATAATTAGTTCAATAAGATTATAATATTCTCTTAATTAGATAAAATTTATATAACATAATAGTAATTAAAATTCGCGTAGGGCTGGTCATTGACATTTAAGCCCCCTCCCAATATAGTAGATAAGAGATAAAGAATATTTTTATATTTTTTATTCAAATCTGCCGTATTGGGAGGGGCGAAATCGTCGAGATATGAAAACTATGGGATTAAGATAATATGGTATAAAGGGAGAGTAGGAAGGGAGAAACGGGAGGATAAAAAGGGGATGACCAGAGGGAAGACTAAAGCAAATTATAAAGATAAGAATATATACTAATATACATTCAATAGATGTGTATATTAGTATATATTTTTTTTAATGTCTTATATAAGTTCTAATATCTATTAGTACTATATAGTAAGAATATATAATTATATCTATTAAAACTACTATGTAATACTCTATGATGCTATAATTGCATACATATCTTTGAATATGTCTATGGTATATACCCAATACATACTATTCTAATTAACTAACTAATAAACTATATATAATTAACTACTATAAATCAAATATATTTTCATATAAAATACCTATAAGTTCTAATAAAGAAAGAGGGTAATTAATAATGGATCTAAGTAATATTAGTTATGGTAATGTACTCAATGTTACTAAAAATGGTATTGTAGATGATTATACAACTAAATTCTTTAATAAACACTACAGTATTATACTCTATACTACTATTAGTGGTAGAATAACTTATGGTAGAATAATACGTACTCTAGAAGAATTAGATGATGAGTATATTAAAAATTATTGTAGACAATATTATATGAATCCTAGAAGATTAAAATATAATAATTATTGTAGTTTACAACAATTATTATTTATAAAAACACCTACTATATTTTATAAAAAAATCAGATAATTACATATAGAAACTTAAATATATATTATTAATTAGTAAATACATATAAAAATAATTAGGAGGATTGATTAAAATGGATGTTAAAAAATTGATGGAAGAATATGCTTATGAAAAATCAGTTAATCAAAAATTAGATGTTATCAAAGATGAAGTCATATCTCTATTATTATCAAAACAAATTATAACTAAACCTGGAAGTGATATTGATAGAACTCCTATTACCATTAAACAAGCTAAACATATTCTTTCAATGATTGAAATTGAAATTGATAGGGGTAGTGTATCTCAACCATTGAATATAGTATTGTCTAAGAAAAAATAATTAGGAGGTTATTAAAAATGAAAACTGATTTAGAGATGGTTTTAAAAAATCCTATTAATATTCAAAAAGTTAAGAAACCAAGTAAGGAGTTACAGATACTTGCTGTATCGAAAAGAGGGTATGTTATAAAGTATATCAAGAATCCTGATATTGATGTACAGTTGGAGGCGGTTAAACAAGATGGAGAAGCCATTATGTTTATTAAAAATCCTATTAAGGAATGCAGTTAAACAAAAAGGTCACTCTATTAAATATATTGATGATCCTGATAATGATGTTCAACTGGCGGCTGTGTATAGAAATGGTTATTCTATTGCACATATCAAAAATCCTAGTAAGATTATTCAAATAATTGCTGTGAAAGATGAGCCTTCATCTATTAGATATATTGATAATCCTTTGAAGGAAGTTGTTCTTCGTGCAGTAATGTATGATTGGAAAAGTATTGAATATGTTAAAGAACCGTATAAAAATGATATTGAGGTTCAACTAGCTGCACTTAAAGAAAACATTAATGCTATGGCATTCATTGATGAGTTACAACCAGAGGCTATAGCGTATGTACGGGATAGATGTAAAGCATCAATATTCCCTGAATACTTTGAGTACGATGAAGATGATTATTGTGATGATGATGATGAATGTGATGATGATGAATTTAATATTATTAAATCAGAGGAGGAAAACTAAAGTGGATCATTCGACTAAAGTATGTAAGGTAACAGAATGTGATAAGAATCAACATGAAGTTATTATTAGAAATGAAATTCTATCGTTGTTAACTTCAAAACAGTTTCCTAGTGAATTTAATGGGGAAAGTCTTGAACCTATTACTGTAGGTAGGATCAAGAAGATCCTTAAAGAAACTATTGATCATATTGAACTCTGTGGAGATTTCCAATCTTTGGGGGCTTTAATGGGCGAGACTAACGACGTTGTATATTACTATTATATAGCATATATCATCAACGAATCCGGTAAGGACAGAATTCATAGGATGTTATTTTCTCATACTGAAGAATTTTCATCAGATGAATTAAGTGCAAAGGTGGATGGGCTTTTGTCAGTTATGTGGGCATATTTTTGCGTAACTGATCTTGGGTGTGTAATCCATACTCAGGCAGGTACAAAATTCATTCGGGAGAAGATGGAGTCCGGGTATAATTTTAAATTTATTGATTCAGTGGGAAGTCGGTCGGATGTTTGCATCCGGTATTGTTCTGGAAAGAGAGAGGTTAATAAAATGGGTATAAATGAAGTTCATCCGGTTAATACATTGAATAATGTAGAGAGTGAAATTATCAATGAAATAATAACTCTGTTATTAACAAAAGAATTACCAACGAGTCAATATGGCACTGTCAATAAGCCTATCACTGTAAAGCAGTTAAAGGACATCCTTAAATCAACTATTGAAACGGTTGAGATTCTTGAAAATTCTCGACTGGCTTCAAGTCTATTTGGAAAAATCGATCTGGAGGTTGCCTCGGATACTAAATCTAATGATGTTAATTTATATTATTACTACGTGGACTTTATTAGTCCCAACTCAATGGGAATTGTACCTACAAGACTCGGATTTTCCCACACCATAAGATTTAGTAAAGATTTGATGGTTCAAAAAATTCATGATATTATGACAAGAGCAACGATAACTTTTAATATACGCAATCTCAATTTATGGGCGAAACATATTACTGGTGAAATGATATCATTACATGGTTTCGCATTAATGACTCCTGTTGAATGTAAATATAAATTTACTCGTGGTGTTACATTAAGTTTAAATGATACACATTACGAATTGATTGGAATGGAGAGATGAATTAATGGAAAATTCTGTTTTAGGATTAGTTCAACGCGACTCAAGTAATATCAAAATGATTGAGAATCCAAGTGAAGAGTTACAGTTAGTTGCCGTTAGAGATAATGGATATTCTATTAGATTTATTAAGAATCCAAGCCTTAAAGTTCAAATGGCTGCTGTCGAAGAGGATTGTTTCGCTATACAATATATCAACAATCCTGCTATAGTAGTACAAGCGTTGGCACTACGTTCCGACCCTCGGGTTATTAGTTTTATCAAAGGTGTAGATCCAGAACTTATGAGTTGTATCAAATAACTTATCATTAATACTTAGAATAAAGAAGTTATTAATAACTTCTTTATTTTTTTTAAATATATATTATATACATAGTTAAAATAAAAAGAGGGTGGTGTGAATAACAAATGAATAAGTCGTGTATTGTAGTAGAGATTCTGAAACTACTGGCATCTAAATAGTTACCAAGTTCAGTACCTAGTATTGAAAATCCCCTGTAAGTATTAAAGATGTAATGGGATATATTGAATGACATACTTAATACCATAGATATTTTTGATGAATCTTTATATGTAAGAAATTTAATGAATCTTGTGGATTCAATAATGAAAGCTAAAATGAATCATTAAAAGGAGGAATTTGTTAATGAGTGAAAAATATTCGTTTATACCAGATGGAGGTAAAATACCTTTCAATGGAGTTAAAGTAAATACCATGTTTCTTTCATCCACTAATGACTTATGTTTAAAACATAGTAATGTTAAGATTTCTAATATAACTAAATGTAAATTAATTGAAAGTAATTTCACTGGTACTCTTATTGATCCCGATGAGTTAGTTCAACCTATGATTAGGAAAGAACAATCTAGTGCTCCAACATCATCAATAAATACTGATATATGTTATGCTTTATCAGAAATGGCTCTAAATATGAAATAATTACATACGGTACATTAATGTAATTATGATCAATTTATTAATAAAAATAAATTGGTCATAATTAATAATATACTATGGAAACTAGATCATTGGGTTTATTTCTTATAATATACAATTAAGAGAGGAAGATTAAAAATGATTCTATGTATTAATGGATTGAGATCAAGTAAACTATTTGGAGAAGATTATAATCAAAGGGAGTATATTAATATTATAGGAGATATTGTATTACATTTAGTTAATAACCCTAAGATCGAAGAAGTAATAATTGGTATGAGAACTGGTATAGATTTACTAGTAGGATTAGCAGTAATAAAATTTAATAAAGATTTTGGTAAAAGAATACAACTACAATGTGTAATACCATGCAGTAATCAAACTCAATACTATCATGAAGATGAAATTAAAATCTATAATGAAATACTTGAATCTGCAGATACTGTAGTAATAATGACACATAAGTTGTGTGATCCTAATGTACTAAAGAAATGTAATAGATTCATAATTGATAATTCAGATGAGTTATTATCTTATTGGGATGGACAAAAATTTAAATCCAATTCATTCGATATGATACGCTATGCTGTTAGTACTTGTACATTAGTTAATATTATTAATCCATTCAATCTAAATATGAGATATGAATATTAAAAGGAAAGTAGGTTATTATAATTATGAATACAAATTTGGTTATATGTATAATATCATTAATAATAATCATAATATCTGGCATAGGTTATGAGAGAAGAATACGATTATTATTATTCGAAAGATTCAAATATAAAACTAAGATTGAATTATATAAGAGATTATGTGAGTATAATAATATACTAACTCCAAAAATTGATAAGATTGAATTTGTAAGTAAAGGTAAAAAGTTTTATGCATTTCAAAAAGAATAGGTGTAATTTATACACCTATTCTTTTTTACTTTATGTTAAATAATAATATAAGGAGGGATTTAGAAATATGAAATTATATATATTATATAATAACAAGGACAAAGTATTAATAGCTATATCTGAGATTAAAGAATATCTATATAGGTATATAATCCAAAATAATTATTCTGATTCATATAAGGTTATTAAGATAGTTGATAATAAGACTATCGATAAATATTTATTATTATATGATAATTTATATCTGGATGAAATTGAAGGTATAATATTAACTCTAGATGAAAGGAGAATAATATATTCAGAGATTAATCAATGTGAAGCATTAGTAGAAGATACTATATTAAATTTATCATCTATATTAAATGAGTTTAATCTTAATGATAAAGAGTACAAACATATTCAAAAAACTATAAAAATATTATCCAATAATATTAAACCTAAGAAAATGAATATATTTTTTAATATCAAAGAGTGTATTGTCAGACTATTCATTATGAAACGTGATAATGTCACAGATATATTTAAAGAACACAACGAACTGAGAGATAAATATCTTATTAAGATTAATTTAAAGTAAAAGAGAGGAAGTTTATTATGTTAAAGAGAAAAGGTTTTCTTATTGTGTTTGAAGCAACAGATTCATGTGGTAAAGAAACACAAGCTAAAGAATTATATCATAGATTACTATCAGAAGGGAAAGAAGTTAGAATGATTTCTTTCCCTAGATATGATAAAGATTCATCAGATTTAGTAAAAATGTATTTAAAGGGAGATTTTGGTGATAGAGCAAAAGATGTAAATCCTCGTACGGCATCAAGATGTTACGCTATTGATAGATATGAATCATATAAGGAAGACTGGGAAGAATTTTATCTAAACGGTGGTATACTTATCATGGATAGATATACACAATCTAATATGATTCATCAAGGTGGAACTATTAAGGATTTGAAAGAAAGAAATGAATTTATAGATTGGGTATGGAATCTTGAGTATACAGTGTATGGTCTACCAATACCAGACCTTATCTTTTTTTTAGATGTTCCGACGCAATACAGTCAAAAATTAATAGAATATAGAAAGAATAAAATTACAAATGAAAATGAAAAAGATATTCTTGAGAAAGATATTAACCATTTACAAGACTCATATGATTGCGCTAGTAGTCTTGCATATAAATATAAATGGATAAGAATCAAATGTGTAAATACTAATCAACTAAGAAGTATACAAGATATTGCCAATGAGATATATTTCAAAGCTACATTTAAAATAGATAGTCAGAATCTCTACATTGATAAGATCAATGAAGTTTTAATTAGTAATAATAAATAATTACATTTTATTTTTATATAAACTTAATCTTAATATAAAGAGGAGGAAAAATAATGAAGATTAAATTATTTTATCATGGTTTAGATCTAGATGGTAATTCAAGTAGAGTTGTAATACATTTTATCTATGATACAGACAAAGAGATTGATGAATCCCCAGAGGATTATCATACAATTGATAGTTCACTAACTAAATTTATTACAGATAAGGAGTATTTGAAGTATGATGAAGTATTCATAGTTGACATCAATATTAATTTAGAAACTGCTAAATTAATCCAAGATGTAATGGGTAATCCATTTAATAAGTGTGTATTTAGATATATCGATCATCATGATAAATTTATGAATGAATTAAATGCATATGATTGGGCTACTGTAAAGGTTGTTGACGGATTTGGTATTAAAATATCAGCAACTAAATTATTATACACTATGTTTTCCCCTTATATAAGTGGAGTATATCGTGATGAATTAACTAAATTTGTTAATTTGGTAAGTTTATATGATACTTATGACTGGAAGTTAATGAAGATACAAGAAGCTCAAGATCTGCATATACTAATGTCGTTATATGGTAAAGATAACTTTGTTAATCAAGTGATACAAAAGATATTAAATACTCCATCTAATTCAGACCCATATAATTTTTCAGATACTGATAAAATTCTTTTAAGTATGGAAAAGAACAGAATTAAATTATATATGGATGAGAAAATGGAACAGGTTAAAATATATAATATATTTGATCAATCTATTGGTATTGTGTTTGTTGAAGCACGACAATATTGTAGTGAGTTAGGTCAATTAATATGTAACCAATTAAATTGTGATATTGCTCTTATGATTGATATAGCTAAAAGAGAAGTTAGTTTACGCTCAGTTAAAAATGATTTTCATTTAGGTAAATGGGTTAATGAATTTTTTGGTGGTGGTGGTCATCCTAAAGCTGCGGGTTATCAAATTAATAATGATTTATACGAGTTTATTATACATCAAATATTATTTGAACCAAAAAATAGTTTCATGCCAATAACTGAATTACAAGAATTGGGCCTACTATATGAAGTAAATAGAACATTTTTCCATCCTTTGGGTTTAGCATTAACTATCATTACTGGAGAAAATACTGATTATTTAGTTGGTATTAGGGACGATAGAAATGATCCTGAGGGAATTATATTCGGTAGATTTGATTTAGATAAAATTAGTAAAGCTCAACAATTTATATCTGAAAGACACGCTATGAGGAAATCAACATTAGGGTATATAATTCAGGATAGATAATTACAGTTATTTTTTTCATAATTAAAATGTATTGGGAGGAATGTAAAATGGGATCTGCAGACAAACAATATCTGGATATTGTTAGAAATATTCTGGATAATGGTTATTATGATAATAATAGAACATCCACACCAACTTTTAAATTACCACATTGTCAATTTACTTTTGATCTTTCAAAAGAATTTCCTATTTTAACAACAAAATTTGTATCTTTTAAAACAGCAGTTAAAGAATTATTATGGATCTTTAAATATCAATCAAATGATGTAACGCTATTACAAAATCAAGATGTTCAAATTTGGAATGAGTGGGCGAGAGAAGATAATACTATAGGTAAAGCATATGGTTATCAAATTAAGAAGTTTGATCAGATAAATAAATTGATTAAACAGCTAAGGGAAAACCCTCAAGATAGGCGAATGATGATGTCATTATGGAATATTGAGGATTTACCAGATATGGCACTACAACCATGTTGTTTTTTAACTATGTGGGATGTAAGTGATGGTCATTTAAATTGTGCTATGATACAAAGATCTGGAGATATACCATTAGGCGTTCCTTTTAATATGACACAATATGCTGTTTTGGTACATTTAATAGCTCAAGTCACAGGTTTGATGCCTGGACTATTTACTCATTTTATCAACAATGCTCATATATATGAGAATCAAGTTGAAGGTATGAGGTTACAATTAAAGAGAGCGGATTTAATATATGGCCAACCAACTCTAAAACTAAACAAAGATATTAAAGAATTTATAGATTTTACTATAGGTGATATAAATCTTGAAAATTATACATACCATGATAAAATTCATATGGATATATCTATTTAAAAAAATAATTAAATCTTATTTTGTATTAAACAATAATTTAAAATAAAGGAGGTTTTTACAAAATGATGCAAACAATGACAATTGATCAATCAGTTTTAGGAGCAGTACTTGCTATCGTAATGTGGCTTCTGGCACAGTTCACATTATTCATGAACTCCAAAACGACTGAGGCTAAACAAAAGAATAAATATTCATCATTGAATACTTATATCGATCTTGCATTAAAGACTGTAATGGATACAGTCAATGCAGTTAACCAAACAGTCGTTTTGGATCTAAAGAATAAAAGTGCCGACGGGAAATTAACGGATGTAGAAAAACAAGAGATACTTGCCGATGCTGTTAACAGTGTTATGGAGGCATTATCTGATGATGTAAAATCCGTATTATCCAAAGTATTTACTGATATTCCAACGTGGATTGAACTACAAATGGAGAATTATATTAATCAAAAGAAATCGGAATATCCGATTACAACGCCGATTTATGCGGCACCGTTAATCTCATCTGGGGTTATAACAACTAGTGTAAATTCGGATATTCCACCGAGTATTTAAACTTTCCTTTAAATTTAAGATAGATAGACTAAAGAATTAACAAGAAGAATAAAATCTTCTTGTTAATTCTTTTTATTATGATTTCTAATTCTATTAATGAATATATATTATATAATCAGTATAAATATGAAAGAAGGTTTTAAAGTATGAGTAAACTCACAGATGAAGACATTGATTTAATTGATAAATTTGTTGATATTGCTGATAGATCAGTTGAACAAGTTAAGCATTTTAGTGGATATATGAAATTTCAAGGCGAAGAAAATGAAATCGTAACTGATGGTTTAACGATATTACATGATAAGATTAAGCAAATGAAGAAAGCTAAAACCTTATCTAAACTAAAGGAGGTTTTAAAAGTAAAGAAAGTTCTAAAGAATAAAGATGGTAGTTGGTTATGAAATATTATGTGGTGTTAGAGAAAAACGGTAGTTGTATGGGTTATACCACGGAGAGGGAAATGTTAGATTTATTTATTGAGCAGAGAAATGCATCTAGTTATAACATCATAAAATTGGATGATACTAATAAAAAGAATGGGAAACTTATTAAGTCTATTATTGATGTCACAAACGAAATGGGCCTAACTGAAGGTACGATAACGTTTCCAAGTGAGGAAGAATATTTCTTTGAAAGTTTATCTCAGATGTTTATTGATCTACATATGTCTCTAGAACGATTATGTAAATTATTACAGTATTTTAATCTAAATTCAGATGAAGGGGATAAAGTACGAAATAGTCTCGCTATTATACTAAAGACATGTAATACTGTCGATATGTTCTTAACTGGGGCTTATGATGAAGATGATATGGAAAATGATGAATTGGAATTAACTAACTTTCTGAAAATGGATGTTATGCTTAAGGTGATAATCGATGATCTAAAATAGTTAAAAGGATGATGATTAAATGAGTAATCATATTATCTTTGATATTAATGGGAAATTCAAAGGCTATTCAGATAACCCTAAATGGTTAAAGTTATTCTTGAATCAGAGAAAAGATAAGTATAATGTATGTAAATTACATAAGAATAAATTACATCCAGAGTTAAGAAATGAAATTTTAGAAGATTGGAATAAAATTACAGCTTTAAAAATATCAGGAGAAACTTTAATTGTAACATGTGCTGAAGGAGTTGAGTTTTTAAAATTTATTGATGAAGAAACTGAAATTCTTAAATATAATATTGATACTGTATTGAATATATTACCAGTTATTAAACTTACAGATAAAGAAAGAGTTATCATAGAGGAATGTCTTAGTATTATTGATATAGGTATTGATAATTATAACGAGTTAGGAGATGATTCTGATATATTAGATAAGTTCAAGTTATTTAAGAAATTCATAGAATGATAACACTCTACTCCATATAAAACATTATATTAAAAATAATGATATATGGGGTGATAGAATGAGACTTCCTAAAGTTGAAACATTTGATATCAGGAAGATTATTGAATTAAAACAGATTAACAAACTCCCGAAAGCTGAAAAGAGTATTTTAATAATGACTGATAAAGAAAAGGTCAAATTGATAAAAACTGTTGAGAAAGTAGTCAGAGGATCTATTGAGTATAAGCAATATATTCATTATTTACGAGATGAAATTGATATGAATCTATGTTCCTTCTTCAATAATATAACTAATAAGGATGGTGACAAAGTATCGATAGAAATTCATCATGAACCCTTTACACTATTTGATATAACTCAAATAGTTGTTGAAAAGTGTATGTCTAATGAAGTAGTTATCAATCCGTTATTATTAGCAGAAGAGGTTATGAAATTACATTATCAAAATAAAGTAGGATTAATTCCATTGTCAGTAACTGTACATCAATTAGTTACAGTTGGCAAATTATTCATTCCTCTTCAGAATGTATATGGAGATTTCATATCTTTCTTAGAAGAGTACGATAAATATATTACTGAAGATATTAAAGATATATTAGAATGTAAATTGAAAATGTCTAGAGAGTTAACTGAACTTGATTTATCTAAATTAGAGAAAAAGTATATCTATTTGGAGATTGATGGAATGACATTTCCTCAACCTTTGGATATAGAATAAAAAGTAAAGAGGAGTGGGAATTTATGATTCTAAGTGGTAAGCAAATAATTGAAGAGGTTAGAGAAGGTAATATTTTCATCACGGATTTTGATGAGACACATATTAATCCAAACAGTTATAATTTGAAATTACATAATAAATTACTTATTTATACTGAACCTGTATTGGATATGAAAAAGAATAATCCTACTAGAGAACTTATAATACCTCCTGAGGGTTTAGTTCTTAAACCTGGAGAATTATACCTTGGTAGAACGGTTGAGTATACAGAAACCATTGGGTTTGTCCCAAAACTTGATGGGCGCAGCTCGATTGGTAGACTTGGGGTGTTTACCCATGTTACTGCAGGATTTGGAGATAATGGCTTCAAAGGTTATTGGACATTAGAGATTAAGGCTGTTAAACCAATAAGAGTGTACGCTGATGTTGAATTTGTTCAAATCTATTATAATACCTTAAAAGGAGAACTTACTGAATATAAAAATGGTAAGTATCAGAGTAATGATGGTGTGCAATCAAGTATGTTATATAAAGATTTTCATGAAGATATACATGAAGAAGCTACAGAAAATACAATATTTGTTACTGAGTTAAAGGTAGGAGATATGCTCATTGAATCCTCTATAACACCAACCCCTCAAGTTGTAACACGTATTGATATAGATCCAAGTATTGGAATGTATTATGTCTTTATTGGAAATTTACGTATTCCAATTGGAAGGCATCAAACTGTAACTATACGTGAATATTATATGAGAGGATAATTTATAATTATGAATTATTCATATACTGGAATTGGTTCTAGAGAAACTCCATCAGATATAACATGCCTATTTGAAAAAATAGGCATGTTTTTAGCGAATAAAGGTTTTATACTAAGATCAGGCCATGCTCAGGGAGCTGATATTGCATTTGAAAAGGGATGTGATAAACTTAATGGGATAAAAGAGATATATTTGCCATGGAAAAATTTTGAGAATTCTGATTCTAATTTAATTGTTAAGGATATTAAAGCTTTTGAATTAGCAAAGAAAGTTCATCCTAATTGGGATAGATTATCTGACGGCGTTAAAAAGTTGCAAGCAAGAAATACTCATCAAGTTTTAGGAATGGATTTAAATAATCCATCTAAATTTATTCTCTGTTGGACTAAAGATGGTAAAGGTAAAGGTGTGGTACTGGCCAAGCCATTAGAATTGCCAAGTTATATAATATCCCAGTTTTTGATGCTGGTATTTATTTGGGTATTGAAAATATTAAATTAGGATTAAAAACCTTTTTATCAAAATAGGGGAGTGGTATTTATGTTATGTGAGAACTGTGGTACAAAACCTATAGCTCGGGGAATAAAAGAAATTGATTGTTTCATTTGCAGTAAAACTAAATTTATACCCGTTAATTATAAAAATATTTGTAATGACTGTTCTGACAGTTTACACTTATGTCAGAATTGTGGTGCTAATGATCATGTAAAATCGAAAGTGAACGCCTACGATTACTATATGAATGAAATTATATCTATTGCTAGACATTCTGAAACTAAGGATGATTTGATAATATCTAAAGATATTAATGGTAATTATTGGGTAGTTCCGTCAGTAGTGTGGAAAGATAAGAAAATATTGGACAATATGACCCCTACTATTGATAATAATTATGTATTTGGAACATCTATTGAGCTTGGTAAATTGTATACCCATTATAAAAAAGGAGATGAATATGAAGCTCAAATTCTTGCCCGACACGTGCTTACACAATCGGAATATATCATATACCAGGCTAAGTATGGTGATAAATTTATATGGGCCCGCCCTTTACCAATGTGGGGTGTGATGATCCCGGAGAATGATATAACTGAATTTGGTCAAAAGATACGATTTAAATTAAAAATTATTGATGAAGTTAAATCTATGAAACAGTGTATCACTTCGAAACAATTGAAAGAACTAACACCTAATCAATTTAGGAAACTATGTACATTAATTTGGAGATGGGTATCATTCGTGTGATCATGATAAAAAAATATTAGATAATTTTCAAAAGGAGCATTCAACATTGTATTTTCCAATATTAGAAAAAACTAATATTGGAAAATGTATTGAGATATTAGGATCAATAGAAATACGAAATCGCTTACCTGTTATTAAACGAATTCATGAAGATGGGAAAGAGTATATTAAAATTGTGGTAGATACCAATAAAGGTGTTATTACCACAGATCAGTATTATGAATCTCATGAACTCATTGATGCTTTATGGGAACTTATTAAATTAATACTGTAAATTATTAAGGGGTGATTTATATTAAAGACCGAATAGGTAATTATTTCGAAACCTATACGGGAAAGAAATTCTATCCTTTAGATCCAAAACCAGAAGAAATTGATATAAGAGATATTGCCCACGCATTATCTCTTATATGTAAATTCGGAGGTCATTGTCCTAAGTTTTATAGTATAGCTCAACATTCAATTTATTTATCAACTGAATTACGTAAATTAGGTTATAACTCTACTATGCAATTATATGGTTTATTATACAATGCATCAGAAACTTATGTGGGAAGTATACCTAGATCAGTAAAGATTTCTCTTAGTGGTTATTTATTCACTGAGAAAAATATCCAAAATGCAATTTGGAGAACTTTTAAATTATATATACCTACTGAAAAAGATCATGTTATTATTAAAGAAGTTATTAATAATCTATTAATCCATGAGCGAGAACAGCTCATGGGAAATTTTAATGATTGGAAAAGGAAAGTGTATACTAAGTTAGATTTCAAAATAAATATTATGCCTAATTATGAAGTTGAAAAAGCATTTATTGATTTATATTGTGAACTTAGATTTCCGTTACTTAAGAAAAGTGATTATAAAGAAGGAGTGTTTAATTAATGAAAGAAGTTAGAATAGTTGCCGGTGAGGTAGATAACCTAGTTGAACTATTAAAGTCATTACCATCACATAAAAAGACTGAGGTTGGAATTCATACTGCCAATATAAATGGGTTCCACATTCATTTGGTTGAAGGTAGTAATAAAGGTGGAGGTTTAATGCGTATTACTAAGAAATAATTTTTATCATAGAAGACATAATATTCTTCTATGATGAAAAATTAAATGTAAAATTCTTAATGATACAATATTGTTTTCATAAACTATTTAAATCTAGGTGTTATATACAATTATAATATAACACCTAGATTTGAAATTATATATTATAATTGTATCAACTGAAGATTAAGAGGAGGATTTTATATATGATTATACAAGGACAACCTGAGTTAAATTTGACTGAAGTATTTGTTACAGATTTTGGAGATAGTTATCATAAGTTAGCAACAGATCCATCTTCTGAATTAGAAAAAGATGCACGTAAAATTCGGCGACGATATAGAAGTGTTGCCGAGTATATGAGAGCTTTGTCCATATATAATGAGTATATGGAATGGTTGGTCCAGAAACATGGTGGTGGTCAATTGTTCGGTATAAAGAACAAATATGAACTCATTGAAGACTTTGTTCCCCCTAAACCAAGAATGCGTAATACCGTAATGAATAAGTATATTCTCAAGAATCGTATTTTATTAAGCAATATGAAACATTCTACACCATTAGATTCAATTGAAGAATTCATTGATAGGACAGTTGTTATCGATAAAGATGTTGAATTCACAACTGTTAAAATGACAGATAAAGTTGCCCTTCGGATGTTAAAAGAAGAAGGTAATAACTTATCAGCAAAAGAGATTAAAGAGATAACTAACATTGATTATCTAGAAGAGTATTTCAAAACTAAAAATGTTATGAAGGAGAAGAAAGAAAAAGAGGTTAATATATCATTAAGAGAAATACTTAGTGGTGCATATGTTGATAAGATCAAAGATACCACTGAAGAAGATACTATTATATGGTATAAGGGTAATTACATGAATCGGGAAACTGTTAATGAATTACAAGTATATCAAGATTTAAATGATAGTGGTTGGAACTCAATGAGATTGATGAAACATAAAAATGTTAGTAAACGTGTTACTAGAGTTATGCAAGACAAAGATCGTAGATCTAAGAAGAAAGGTAAGAAGAATAAAAAGAATGATGATTTCATAGTTAAAATTGTAACCGATAATGACTATGATACATTTAAAGATTTTGAAGAAGATATGAGAGACTTTACCGCAGGTAATTTATTTAGGTAAGCGTGTATTATGTTTCTAAAAAGATGAGAGAGGTGTTATTATGACAACCAAAGTAATACGTAGTAGAATTCTTGAACATTTTGAACCGGCTCTATTGAAAGATCTTTATAAAGTTTGTAAATCAACTGGAACTTCTGATAATAATATCAAAACGGATATTATGTTAGAAGTACTACATCGTTATAAGAAAGATTTTACAGAATTAGGGCCTGGAACTAATAGGCTTGCAATTCTTATTGATAACTATGTATTTAAATTAGCCTTGGATAAGGCTGGTACTAGAGATAACATTAGTGAGTTTATAACCAGTGAAGAACTACAACCATATGTTATTAAAACGTATGAAACCAATGGCTTAATTGCCGTTAGTGAATATATTACTGTCATATCACGTGAGGAATTTATTGATCGCCGAGAAGAGCTTCGTAAAATTTTATCTATATTATCTGAAAGTTACTTATTAGGTGACGTTGGTACTGTAGGTAAAAACTTCCTCAACTGGGGCTATCGTAATGACGGAGATTTGGCAATATTGGACTATGCCTACATTTATAGAATTAATGGTGAGGAAATGACTTGTAGGAATTGCCAATCATTAATTATATATGATGAAAATTATCATAACTTATTATGTCCTAATTGTCATAGGAAGTATACTTTCACTGACATCAGAAGGCGCATTCCAATGGCTGTCGAAGAGAAGGATAATTTTATGGCCATGTCGTTAGCATATAAGCTAATAGAGCCATTACAAACATTCAATGATAGTCTTGAAGAAGATAATTCTTCTTCTGAAAATAAAAAGGAGGTCTATGAAATGGGTAAAGGTTTTGGTAAATTTGATGATTCGGATGAAATGCCGGGTATTGATGATTATCTCAAAGTATTAGAAAAGTTTAATGCCAACAAGAAATCGCAAGTTATTAATCCACCGGTAATCGATGGTGAGTTAAATGAAGATAATGTTCTTCAAACGGCTCAAATGTTGGTTGATCCAGATGAGACACTATTTGAGGAAGAATCTGAGGGTACTAATACAGTTACCAATGAATTTTTCCATATTGATAGGGAGATGTCTAATGATCCTGAATGTATCGATGAAACCACTGGTGAAGGTAACTGGCCACAATGTTGTGGAAATGAATGTGCTGATACTCCAGTTGTAGTAGAACAGGAGTTTATAGTACTGAATGCTCACAATGCTACAGTCGGAGTGGATATGTGTGTGGATGGGAAGGACACTACCGTGTTGGTATCAGCCGATACTGATACTGGAAACGTTGAATCGATTCAAGTTATACAAACTTCTTCAGATATGCATGAATATATGTCCCAATTACCATCTAACATTAATATGGATATAGTAGATACTAGTTTAGTTTTGAACGTCGAACTGGAACAAGGTCCTCAGACAATTGATTTGAGGACCGACACCCCAGATGTAGCAAATTCAGTTCAGAATATGAGAGATTTGCTACGAATGGATATTGGCGATACTGGTCTTTCAGATGCAGAAAAAGACCAGTATGATAAAATGTTTGAAAAAGCTGGTCAGGATAGTCGGATTCATAGAGGAGGACATAAATAATATGGGGTGTGTAATCAGAATGAATTCTGAGGAGTTTATTGCAGACTTCTTAAAAGAATTCAATCCAGATGATTTTCAGTTCATATTGATATCTGAAAATATCACTACAAAGAGGCGGTATAAAAATGTTATGCCTATAAAGGCATTGATACCTCCACCTAATGTAGCCCAGATATTTATCAACGACGGTATGTGTAAATCATATGAGTCCAAGTATTTTGATTATCTCAAGAAGAAAGACGTTGAAGCTTTAATTACGATTATTGCTAAGTCGGCTTTATCTGGTATGAACCTAGTTCTTATTTGTTCAAAATCGGAAGATGATTTTAAATATCTAAAGATCATTTGTCAATTCATTGAAGAAGAGTATAGATTAAAAACATATACTCTCAAACGATTTATGAATGATCCACGTAAAGCCTCTAAGATTAAAAACGATAGAGAGGTAACTTCCATCTTGATGAAGAAGATGGAGAAACTTCATGAAAATGTGAGTGAGATAAATCCCAATATAAATGAAGATAGTTTTATTAAGAAACTGAAGAAATTTAGTAAAAAGGAGCTTACGAGTTATTGTAAAAATCGGATCAAGATCAAATCTAATATGTCGAAGAGAAAGATCCGTAAGAAGATAATCGACAAGTTATTTAACAACTAGACTTAACAATGTCGTTATGTGAGTTTATTTCTAAACTCACATAACGACATATGGAAAGGTGGTATTATATGTTATATAATAGACATAACTACTTAAATAAGAATATTGAATTTCTAGTATCTAATGAGATAATTGAATATGATATGCAATCGGCAGGTTTCAATATATTAAAGTATTATAAATTAGTTAGTGATGATAAATTAAATTTTTTAGAATCTCTTGGTAAGAAAGAAAGACATGTTCAAATCGGATTGTATCAAAGGGCTGATAAAGTATTAGCTAGACAACTTAATGACAAATTTATTGAAACACGTAAATGGTTCTTTGAACAAAATGAGTTAATTGATGAAGATATTTTATCTATAAAGAAAGATGCAGTCATTACTTTCAAACGATGTTTAGTAACAGAACTAGATAATATTAAGTTTATTGAAAAGAATATATATACATCATATTACTATTTAAATAAATTGGAATTTTATTATAACAATAATGTCATTCATGTCAAAGGTATTAATGATGATTTGTTGAAATTACATTCAGAGTATATGCTAGACTTTTTACATATGTTTTTTCGAATGAATGAAACTATTAAGGTTAAAAAGATCATTGAGTATTTAAAAGAGTTTTCACATTATTATAAAAATAGACATCTTGAAATTGGTTATTATAGAGAGTTGAATAAACAATCATTATTTAAATTAAATGATAGTCTATTTAATTCCCCATTAGGAATACGTGATATTGGTGACGTTGGTGAGATAAATATAGATTATAATTATCTAAATTATCTTATTCCTTTGATCGGCATATTAATTTAAAAAAATAAAGACTATGTATTTCTACATAGTCTTTATTTTTTTTGTATTTGTGAATTCCATTAACATTATTTCAGTATATTTCGCAACATAACCAATTATATATTTACGTGTATAAAAGAATTCTAATTCTTTTATAAGTGAAGGGCTTAATGCATTCATTGTCGCTCGGGTGATGTTATCTAATTCTTCTTGAAAGTTATAAAGCATAACAAGATCTTTTAATTCATATTCTAATTTATAACGCATTTCAAATTCACGTTTCATAGTTCCATTTAATATAAACATACACTCATCATGAGTTAGTCTAAGTTTCGGTTCATTCCAATCGGTTACATGTATAAATAATCGAAATAATAGAGCTAAGATAATACCAATTTCAATGACCAAAATGTAATTATTCACTATACTTCCCCCATCTTTTAATGTTTTCTTTTAATTCCAATACGTTTTTATCAAAACTATCATATTTTTCTGAGGCTTCGATATATTTATTAATTTTACTAATGTGTTCCTTATGAAGTCCTTTCTTATATTTTTTAATAAATGAATTTAAATCTCCAAATGCTTGACGGAGATTAATAAATATATTATTAATATGAACTTGTTGATGTACAGTTTTAGTTAACATAACTACTTGGATTAAGTTATTGAAATGTTCTTCAAGGATAATATCAGCAACTATATAACTATTAATTCTTCTATTGTTGAATATTAGATAATCAATTATTATGGTTACATAGTCAAATAATGTTAAAATTGGTCCGTGGTGCATCTCAATGTCTACTTCATCATCGTCAGTAATATTAGATAACACTTGACAAGTATTTAAACCAATATCTTTTTTTAGGTATTTGATATATCCAGAATAAAAGGTTGATGTTCTAATAAGTTTCTCAGTTGCTTTTACAAAAGATACAAAATTATCAATATCAGCAAAATATGTGCTATTTTTATAAAAAGGGAGTTCATATGACGCACTATTAGAATCAATTATAGGGAATTTGTCTTTTTTAAACTCTATGCCTGGTATAATATTCATAAATTTCATCACTCTCTTTCATTCTAATTTTGTACTACATTATAGTAATGTTGAATATTTGAAAAGGGAAGGTGATGATAGTATATGTTTATGCTTGATAATTTAATTAGAGATATACGGAGTATCATGAACTCTGTGGTAATAAAATATGAAAAAAATGCTAAGGTAATGGAAACTTTAGATATAGTAAAGGAATCTGATATGTATATATCGGCAACGTTACAACAAGATTCTTTTAATAGCTATATTAGATTTGATTTAGATTTAATAATGTCCTCTGGTGTAAATGATCCATTAGTTGCTCAAACATACTATGAAAATAAAAGTTTAATTCCTTCTATATATAGAGAAATAATATTGGCTAAACAAAGGGCTCGTATCATAAATGATTATGTTGAAAAAAATAATTATTATCGAATGCTTAATGGATTACCAGATATTGATGATATTGAAGTTATATATGTTGATTCGGAGATATGTATAGCAAATTCTTTAACCCCAAATACCCCGATTCATTTATATCCACTAGAAGATATTTATACTCTAATGTATATAGGGGAAATAGATAAACTTATATTAAAGTATCCAACAAAGAAATATTTATTATATCTAGGACCCAATCAGATAGATATAGTTCAAGCTAGGACAGCTAAGAATTTTATGATATTACGAATGACATCAGATATAAGTGACTCACTATACGCACAATTCAATGATTTTTATTTACAAAGTAGAGAATATTTTATGACTGTATTATATATTAAAGAGTATGCAAAGACTTATGAATTATATGATAATTTTATGGCAATGATGATAATGGTTATGACAATTCAGAAAACTGCAGTAAATCTATTTAAGAATGGTATTAATAGAGACTTCTATGATTTGGACTCCATTAAAATGTTATTAGATTCATATAAGATTCCATTCATGGTTGATCTTCCCATTGAATATCAAAGAGCCTTATTAAGAAACTTAAATAATCTATTACGCTATAAATCTACAGATAAAGTCTTATATGATATTTGTTCATTAATGGGATTTGAACGAATGAAGATATTTAAATACTTTTTGATTAAAGAACATATCGTAGATGAAAACGGAGTACCTATTTTCCTATATAAAGATGAAGTTAATGATGAGGGAGTTACTATAACTGTAGAAGACAAAGAAAATATGTATAATTTTTATTTTCAGAGGATTAATTTAACCGAAAAGAATATTGCATTAGCCTTAACTGATGATACTATGAAAGTTGATTATGATATAGTAACTACCAATGATCCTTATTGGTGGGAAGATGAAAATCTGAAGAATACTTTACTTACAGAAGATTTTAATTATATAGAATCAAAATATATGAATATGAATCTTATGTATCATTTAAGTGAAATGTTATTCGAAATAATATATGTGTTTAGATTAATAATAGATAAAAAAGACTCAATAGAATATATAACCATTAGATTGTCTAATATGTTTCTAAATAAACCCATTAAGTTATTCGATACATTAATTTTATTATGTGCGTTAATAGCTAAACGAGATCATATGGCTGGCAATATTTTAGTAGACCCATCAAAGATTTTATCAATTCTAGGTTTTAATTTTACTAATGATTTTAAAATCATTCAAGATACAATTAAGAATAATCCACAAGTATATGATCAAGAGTTATTAACATATTTTGAGAATATGAATAAAACATCACCTCAAGATATTAATAATCTATTTACTAATATAAAAGGTTTGAATACTTTTCTTATCAATAAAATGAACACTAGTAGTAGTATTGAAGAATATAGAGCATATAAAAATCTATTTACAGCTTTAATGGTTTCCACTGAATCCACTACTTTATTTCAGAAATCAGATGGTACTCCAGCACTAACATTCAAAGATTACTTTAGTGATCATGATAGTATAATATATGATTTTATTGATACTGTTGAATATGATAAAATTCCAGGGTATATCGATTATATTATTTTTAACTTAAATGATCTTCTTATAGATCTTAAGTATATTAAGTTCATAAATGACACTAATAATCCCATAATCAATGCTATTACAACATTAATAAACTTCTTTAAATCATACACAGTTAATTTAACTGACATGAATATTTTTTATATATTAGATAGTAAAGCATATAACTTTATAACTTTAGTTGGAGATATCAAAACCATTAGTGGTATTATACCTTTAAATGATGATTCATATTTAATGGATTCGTCTATGATAAGTAAAACTATTTCAAACATGGAATCATATAATTCATATGATACATTAAGAGATATAGTTTCTAATATATTAGTTAAAGATAATTTAAGTCTATTTAATACAATTACAGGTTTTAGTAAATTATTTACATTAAATACTAATTTACACATGGTTGATTTTCTTATTATATCTAAACTGATTCAATTGAAAGATATGTGTAATTATTCAGATATGTTAAAACATATATCAACTACTATACTTAATAAAGATAAGTTAGAATTACTTAATATCATTAAATCTATCACAACCAATCTACCTATTAATGATTCTAGTTTAATGATGGATTACCTTTTAGCTGATAAGGTTTTATTAATTAAAGATACTCTACTTATACTAGATAAAAATATTGAATTAATATATGAGCCCCAATAATAGAAACATATCCATAAAAGAAACTACGAATGGGAGTGAATTGTAAATGACTGATAATATTTTAAGATTAGAAGATAGACTTGATGCCAGAGACGGTCTACAAATATCATACAAACCTTCGGTTCTACATAGAACTAAGATTATAGGTGGTTATGATCATTTCGTTGATAAACGTGGTATTAGTCAACTGGGTGAGGTATTATTTGATGAGGAAAATCAGATTGTTCTTGGTGGAGCATTATTTACCCTAGAGAAAATATTTGGTATACCTTCACCTTTAACAGTAGACTATTTAAATAATATCATGAATATCGCTACAACAGGATTACCCGTTACGGATATCTATCCTAAAGCAAATGTAGTTTGTTTATTTGGATTAGGTATCGGCGGTTGTGGAGATACTATTGCATCCATTCAAGATGTCAAGTTTTATGAGAGAGAAATAGTTACAATGATACCATTTAGAATCGCTTTGACGACCACATTAACAGTTCAGGAGAAGTTACAATATTGGTTTAAAAGACTTGATATTGCAACCGGGAAAACATCTTATTATCTCAAAGCATTTGATTCGATACCACAAATTAAAGTATTATGGAAAGACGGTATTGGTGATGAAGATGGTACTGTCGTTCAAGATGGTGTGCAAGATACCACTAGAACTGAACCAATAGAAACATTTGTTGAATTGATATTAAAGATAAGTAAACTGGATGTTCGAGAATATTTCCAAGTCAATGGGAATATTGAACAGACTAGAATCAATAGCATTGGCTTATTCACTGGTGTACCCAGTATTCTTGCGGACGGTTCCACTGATTATAAGCAAGTAAAATTATTCTCTAAATTGAATATCAACAATGAGATGTTGACCCTTGCTAAAGATTTAACTATTATTTATCGTATATATACTTCTTAGTTTTATTAATTAGATGCTGTATTTAAATACAGCATCTAATTTTATTTATCAAAACATTTTTATAATAGAAAGGGGATTTATAAATGGCTAAATTATCAGAGGCAAATAAGTTATATTTATTAAGTCTAAACCCAGATGATATTACTTTTGATCTTTTATTAGAATTATTTGCCCATACAACTAAAAAAGATAAAGATAATAAAGTATCTGTAGTTAAAGGTAGAATGAATATAACTGATGAATTTGAATTAAAACCTAATGAATACTTTAATAAAGTTAAAGTAAGAACTACTGCAGGTCAGTTCATATATAACAAATTAATTATTGAAACTGAATTAAGTGAAGTATTAGGATATATAAGTGACCCTTTAAATAGTAAACGATTAAAAGAATTGGAAGATGTTTTATCTAAAGCTTTATTAACAGATAAAATAACTGTTGAAACTATGGTTAACTATCTAAATAAAGTACAATGGCTGGCACTTCAGTTTCATTCAGTTATAAGTGGTTCATTTACTATGAATACTTTAAAACCAAACAAAGTTGTAACTGCAAGACGAAATAAATTGTTAAAAGATAACGCCGAGAAAATAAAAAATGGTGATGTTATTACAGCAGTTAATATTGAAAAAGAATTATTGAAAGTTGCACAAGAAGAATTGAAAAATGATCACGGTATGGATCTTTATAAATCTGGTGCCAGAGGATCATTTGGTAATAACTTTAAGAATATATCTGTTATAAAAGGTCCAGTATTCAATCCATCGAAAGGTGTATTTGATATAGTCACTTCTAACCTAATGGAAGGTATACAGAAGAACGAGCTTACATCAGCAGGTAATAGTATTATCAGTGGTGCTTACCCTAAAATATATTGGGGCAATATAGCGTAAGGTATATTGAAAACTATTTAAATTGACGGGAAACTCCTTAGGACTTTATATAATAAAGATTGGACAATCCGCAGCCAAGATTCTATAATAGAATAAGGTTCAACGACTAGAGTGAGAACTCGTAAATATTAATAGTATTGAAAATGATGGGATCTTCGTATTGGAGATTATGATATAGTCTTGTATCCTAATTAATAATAGGGAAGTTCATAAGAGAACTGTATAGATTAATAATCTATATGAAAATAACGAAAGCCATAGGAACTGCTGTGTCAGGCTATTTTGCTAAACAAATGGTTGCCTCTTTACAAGCAGTAGTATTAGATTCTATTGGTTCAGATTGTAAATCAAAAGGAACCTTAAAAGTATTTCTTACTAAAAGTCTAGCGAATGATTTCCTATATAGATATATTGTAGAAGGAAGTAAATTGATTCTATTAGACGATAATAATATATCAAAATATATTGATAAATTTATACAGGTGAGATCTCCTATGTATTGTATATCATCCAAGTTATGCAGGGCCTGTGCGGGACAGATGTACAACAAGCTTAAGATTGATAATATAGGATTAACAGCCGCTAAAGTTTCAACCACTTTAACCAATTTATCAATGAAAAAATTTCATAATTCATCACAAAGTATAGTTTCCCTAAAAGTGGATGAATTATGTATCTAAACACCATCTTGATTTAAATTATATATTATTAAAGTAATAATAAGAAAGGGGTTGATTAAGATGTAAATATATTATTAGCCTATTAAAATAAGAGATGATAAGTTTTAAACTTATCATCTCTTTATATTATTTGTTAAAAATGAGAATTTAATATGTAATGGACAATAACATAAGGTCTACGAATAAAAGGAGGATAATTTATATGAGCCAACCCACAGGAGTGAAATTAGTTAAATTAGATTGGAATAAGGAGTGTGAAAAAGATTTTATAACTGGTAAAGGTTTTGAAATTACTGAAGTTGCTTTTAAGAAAAAGGATGAGAAAACCTTTAAAGGGAAACCTGATGATTCAAATGGTAAGAAAGAAAAATCATATAATGGTATGCACTCAAGTAGATACGCTTCGGATTAATTATTAGTCCCTTCATGTAGTAATACATGTTGTAAACTCTCTTAATTGCGGGGATCTCCTTAGAGCTTAAACTACTTATATAGTAATAACGTTTAAGATTGTATGATCCGCATCCAAAATTCTATTAAATAGATATGGTTCAACGACTAGAGAAATCTCGTAAATATAATTGTTATATTGAAATAGAGAGCAACCTAATTAATTAGGTTGATGATATAGTCTTGTATCCTAATTAACATTAGGGAAGTTCATTTGAGAACTGTATAGAGTTACAATCTATATGAAAGTATCGTGGGGGGATGAAGATGCATTTGCAGAAAGATATTCCTGTAAATGTAAAGATTTAAAAGGTAGAGTTTACGAAGATGAAATATGTAAAATGTGTGGTACTAAAGTAGTTTTTAAAGATGTTGATATGAAAATCACAGGATGGATAAAACTACAACATCATGAAATTATTCATCCGATATTCTATAAGATGATTAAATCTATTATAGGTGATAAAGTATTTAATGAGATAATTGAATATGATAAGGACATAACTAGAGAAGGAATTGCTTTAAGTAAAGAGGGTAAGAATCCATTTAAAGGTATTGGTTTGATTGAATTCAGAGAACGTTTCGATGAAATCTTGTTTTATTATAAAGATAAGAAAAAGAATAAGATTGACTTAGTTAATGAAGTATTAGCTGAAAGAGAAAAAGTATTTACATTTTGTTTACCAGTTTATTCTTCTGTTTTAAGACCAGTATCATTTAAAGGTGAAAGTTATTACTATAACTTTATTGATAGAAAGTATAATGCCATATTTTCATTATCACGATTATTAAATACTAAAGGTCCAATGCCTAATGTTAATGGCATGAAAGTTAAAACAAGTAAGATGGATGAACCAACTATATTACAATCAATGCAAAAGAAAGTTATTGATCTATGGCAATTAATCTTCTCTGAAATTAATCAGAAGTCGGGCCACATAAAGGATGGAGTTTGTCCCATCGTAGAGTGATTTACGTTGAAAACTATTTTTAATTGCGGGAATATTCTTAGAACTTCTTTATGGAAGATTGGGCAATCCGCATCCAAGTCTCTTTTATATAAGAGAAAGGTTCAACGACTATCCTTTAGTGTTGAAATACACAATAGGAGTAGGGCCTAAGTAGGTGGGTGAGATTCCCTTAAATCGAAATAAAATGCATCTCGTTGGAGATGATGATATAGTCTGAACTTCTATTGAAAGATAGAGAGAGGTGAAATTCCTTTGCATTATTTTACAAATAATGTCTACGACTGCAAATTCTCGGTGGTAGGATCAACTTTAGTTCAAGAAATGTAATTATACCGGACCCACAACTAAAATCCGATGAAATAAGATTAGGGTATCTTGCTTTTCTAGAGCTATTTAAATATGAAATAATTGCTCATGTCGTTAAGATGAATGATATTTCTGAAAATGAAGCATATGAGCAATGGTTTAAAGCAAGTATCAACTATAACAAGAAGATTTATGAAGTGATGATGTACCTAGTTAAGAAAAGAAAACCACGAGTGATCATAAACCGAAACCCTAAATAATGTGGGGCGTTATAGAGTGATCTATAAGAGTAAACTATTTTAATTGACGGGAAACTCCTTAGGGCTTCGTAAATGAAGATTGGACAATCCGCAGCCAAGTCTCTTATATAAGAGAAAGGTTCAACGACTATCCTTTAGTGTTGAAATACACAATAGGAGTAGGGCCTAAGTAGGTGGGTGAGATTCCCTTAAATCGAAATGAAAGCATCTTTATAAGATGAAGATATAGTCTTATATCCTAATGAAAGTTAGGGAAGTTCATAAGAGAACTGAGCTACGTTACGTGTATCTCGAACTCGGGACAATTAATTACGGATCTGAACTCTTAATGAAGATAGTTGATATTAAAAATGAATATAAAGATGATTATACTATGAGTTTACCTATTCAAATATTACGAGTACTAAACGCGGATTTGTAACAAAGTCCGGTTATAATAGTAATATTATAACGAGTTCCATGTGAACGCCTAACAAGCGGTGTGAGAGATATATTATGCTCTTGCTAACGGTAGAAGCGAAATATGCAGAATAAGCTTCGTAAGAGAATCTACGGTCCTGAAATATGGATAGCGTGACAATACCGTGCCAAGTTCCTATTAATTGTAAGTTCGCAAACAATCTACAAACAGTTAGGATGGTGAAATATCTTGCGTATACTGATTAAACCATATGGGGTAGTTTATATAATGAGAAATTTAATAGATACTAAGGTATATATCGGACAGACTGTAAATCTTGAGAGGCGAAAAAATGAACATAAAAACCGTAAATCCTCATCCAGTAAGAGATATAATTTTCATATTACTAAAGTTATAGAAGAATATGGATATGAAAATTTTGAATTTAAAGTTTTAGATGAAGCGTTTTCTAAAAAAGACTTAGACGATAAAGAGAAATATTTTATATCCTTATTTAAATCCAATGATCCTAAATATGGATATAATTCAAGAGGAGGTAATTTACAAGAACCATTAAATCAGAGAACTAAAGATTTAATGTCTAGTTCTCATATAGGCTTGACTGAAACTGCCATAACTAAAAGAAAAAAGTCTCATAAAATTTTAGCATTTAAAGATAATGTATGTCTAATTGTGGATAGTGGTAAATTATTTGGTGATATGATTGGAAAAGATAGAAATAATGTAACAAATGCTTTACGAAAGGGAATAAAAATAAAAGGTTACTATGTATTTTATCTAAGTAGTAAAAAACGTGAAGAAGTAATTAAGAAATCTGATGATTGGGCTTATTGCGAACTAAGCCGATTAATAGGAAACGGTGTAGAGGCCATCGAGCAATCGTATGTTATAGATTATATAACATATGATTGAGTAGAGTACTGGTCGGTTTGCGGGCCGATTGGGAAGCGCATGGCTCCAATACTATAGATATATAATATTGGATGAAGATATGGTCCACCCCTATATGAAAATATAGGATGTGGTGTTCGACGGCCAATGTATATGACCGGTGATTCTTTAATTGACGGGAATATCCTTAAAGCTTAGACTACTAATGTAATAATGTTTAAGATTGGACAATCCGCAGCCAAGTCTCTTATATAAGAGAAAGGTTCAACGACTAGAGTGAGAACTCGTAGATACTTTATGTATTGAAATGGGAAACCGATAGATTAAATCTATCGAAGATATAGTCTATTATCCTAATGAGTATTAGGGAAGTTCATAAGAGAACTGTATAGATTTATAATCTATATGAATATAAAGGATATATTGAATATTATTTCACTGAAGACTAAGAAACTAATTAAAGCTTATGATAAGACATTTAATCCGAGAAAGAATATGTTCATTTCTAGAAATGATGGATTATTTAATGATGATTTCAATCTACTAAAAGATCAACTTATTGGTCTATATGAGTTTAACAATATTTAAAAAGAGGGGTGGGTAGTATGAAACGTTTATTTAGTATTGTCTATTGGTCACTATTAGTGGGATTAATATACTATATATTCTTTAAATAAAATGGAGGTATGAATATATGGCAAAGAAAACTATCGATCATGTATTTAATTTATTTGGAACAAGTTTAGGATATTATGATTTAATTGCTGTAAAGTTAGTAGAATCTGATAACTATTATGTTATTAATTGTAATTTCACAAATATGTTTATTAATAACAAATTATTAAGTCCAGGTACGATTATATCATCATTTATATTCAGTCAGTTGATCCTCAAATGCAATAGGCCGTTGGTATTAAATGATGATACTGTTGATATGGATAAAGTGAAAGAATATTGTAGACTACTCGGTTTTTATGGAATATCTAAGATCACAGTGGTATAAACTATATGAGGGAGTTAAAAAACTTCCTCATATTCTTAAATTTAAAGGAGGAAAATTATGTTATTTTTGATTTATTCAATAATAGGTATATTGATATGTGTTGCTGTTGGCTCAATACACATTTATTTAAAACGACCACTCGCTATTGTGGAAAATGATTTTATATATGTGAATGATATGTATTTAAAGGTTCATGAAATTTCAATATTCAAAGGTTATTCTCTTGATACCGCTACACTCCGATGTTCACGTAATATTGAGAAACGACATCTTAACACATTTAAGAGGATTAATGTTGGTACAACATTAAAAGTATTAGAAAAGAACCTCACAGTACGATCACATATGACTATTGCTCATATTAGAATAACAGATAGATCGCCAATAATCGTTGATATTGAGTTAGATAATGATTTCTTTGGGTGATAAATATTTGAAGGGAGGGAATTGATGGACAATAAGTTAAACTATTGTATTCATGGAATATTTATTAATTGTAAATTAGAAGTTTGTCTATCTCAAACATGTATCCGGAAAGTGAAAGAATATCCCAATAATTCAAATCTCATAATGTCTGATATTACCAAAGTTAACTCATCTAAAGTTAAAAAGGAAATATTAAAAGTATGAGGGGGAGTAAATTATGTGGTTTATTATATGCTGGTTATTGCTTTCTGTGGGATGTCTTATAGCAACAGGTGTATTGATTATGATTGATGGTATACCCTATAATATTAAAACTGGTGGTATTATAAATATCGATGGATTGAATTTAAGAGTTGATAAAGTAAAAATATTATATGGTCCGACGTTTGATACTGTCATTATATATGGATTTCCACTTATACGTAAAGTATCGGGAGTGCGTGAATTGATGAACGGAACTAATGTTAATGTAGTAAATTCAAAGAGTGGTATACATATAAAAATGATGGCCGCTAACATTAGTATTGTTTCTCGTACACGGACAGTTACTATTATCCAAATTGATAATAATATGTTTTATAGTAAGTATAACGGATCAGTCCCTAAAGTGCCACAACGATTATAAGTGATAAAAATAAAGGATGATTTTTACATCACCTTTATTTTTTTATCTTATGGTCAACATTTATTTAATATAATGATCGTTATAAAATATAGATAGAGGTGATGAAATATGGAATATGCATTAGCTTCAACATCAATGGCTCATACATATGGAAATGTAACTGCATTCATAACAGAGTTTGTTAAGAATATATTTCCCAAGCACTATTTTAAAACAACTCATATAAGTTCAACTATAGCATATAGAGAATTTAATATATTTCAAAATTCAACTAAAGAATTTATGAAAAAGAATAAACCAATATTATTAATACGACCACGTATTGAGTTAAATGATCAAGATAACTTTCTATATGGAACATTTTTAACTCAACGTATTACAGATAATTACATGGATTTAGATTTTAGTAATTTACAAGAGTTTATTGGAGATACTGAAAAAGGAATTTACATGAAATTTCTACTTAATAGAATAAAGATGTTTTTTGATATATCAGTAATAGTTGAATCTCAAATGGAGCAAATTAACCAAGTTATGTTTTTAAAAAATAAGATACGACAAGATCATAATTTTTATTTAGAAACTGCTTTAGAAAGCTTTGTTCCTAAGGAATTATTAGGGGTATTAGCATCGGATATTAATATACCGTTATATGATGAGAATATGAGTGTTAAACCTTTTCTTGATTATATTAATAATAAATCAGCGTATCCCGTAACATACAAAATGAAAAACTCAACTGGTAGAGATGAATTCTTTCGATTTTATCCTGCAAAAATTGATACTGTATTTACTAACTTAAGTGTAGATGATGGTAGTAAGAAGGGTTTTATATCTGATGCATTTACGATTAATTTTACAATATCCACTGAATTTAATACGGCGGGCCTATACTATTATTTCACTCAAAATCCGGACGTTATACGCAATATTGATTTATCTATCATAGCTGATAGTAATACAATAATACCAGTATTTACTATAAGTAATTTATTTGATGAAACCATCCCAGAAGGATGGAATATGTACTCATCTTCAATGTATGGTGTTGATAGTGATCGACAACCGGACGAAATGGATATATCAACATTGTTCAATAATAGTTTAATTGACATCATTCAATATCATATAGATAAAGGAATACCTACAAGTGTATTCTTAAAAATATCAATTATGAAAGACAATGCATTATTAGATCCACTCAATAATGACTACTCAATCGATATGACTAAACTTATACTGACAACTAATGTAGTTAATACAATTTCAACATATAGATTAGTAGTATATGTAAATACGTTATATATTAACAATTTAATAGAAACTCTATATGGATTTACTGAAGAAAAATAATAGGGGGTAATAGAAAATTGGATTATGAAACAATAGTCAAAAAACTTTGGTTGACTCCTCATAATAATTTAAAGATAACCTTATATATTAAAGATAAATCAATTGTTAATGAAATTGAAGTGAATAAAATGATAACATTAGATGTTCCTATAATTATAAACGGTGTTGTCACGACATGTGATGTATTTAAAATCGATATAATCGATAAGACATTTTCCATATCTCTATTTAAACATGATAATAATGTTATGTATACAACTAGATATAATTCTGTGAATACTAGTATACGAATTACTGAAAGAGAAAAGAATGTAATAATTAATATCTATGAAGATTTTGATTGATATCGGAAACGATATCAATCTCTTTTTTTTATCTATTTTTTTAAGTATATATTATAATGTCATACATAATAAAATAAACGGAGGAATGGATAATGAATTATACTGATATCAATGATGCATACCATAAAGAGATACTTGATCTAGCATCTAAATTTGACGCACCGAAGTATTATATAAATCGAGAATTGAGTTTTCTTGATTTTAATAAACGGGTGTTACATCAAGCATTAAGGAAAGAGATTCCATTATTAGAAAAATTAAAGTATCTTGGAATCACTGCTTCAAACTTAGATGAATTTACAATGGTTAGATTTTCATACTTATTAAATAAGCTTGATTTAAATAGTGATCAAGAAGAATTGTCAGGTTTAACAGCTATGGAAGAATATGAACAAACTCTTGATGAAATACTTAAATTTAAACATCTTCAATTACAGACATATGAAAAGTTAGTCAGTAAGCTCAATAAAAATAACATTCATATTTGTAAATTTAGTGAATTGAGCAGTAAAGAGAAAGGATATGTTGAAAAGTTATTCTCTCGTAATATATACCCATTAATAACTCCTATCACTTATGATACTTCTAAAGAACTTCCTTCACTGAAATCTAGACAACTTAATATAGTGGTTTCATTAAAGGATAATCATAATCGAAATCTAGAGGTCATATCATTAATAACCCTAGATAAATCTTTAGATCGAATCTATAAGATAGAAAGTGATGACATTGAGGAGGATAAATATATCTTATTAGAAGAGATAGTATTTAATTTCCTTCATAGAATATTCATCAATAAAACTATTTTATATAAAGGTTGTATGAGGATACTAAAGGAAGCTAATATAGATCTAGATAATGATACGGATATCTATATCACAGATCGTATGAAACAGAATTTACTTCAAAGGGAGTTAAGTCAACCAATATTCATGGATGTGACAGAAGATATTCCCAAACACATTCTAAAGTTATTGGTAAATATATTCGATTTAAATAAACGACATATTTTTAAATCGAATATGATATTAAACTTATCATTCCTATCTAATTCACCAATCAAAAATGCTTCATTGGAATATGTCCCATTCAGTCCTCAGTTTCCTCAAGAATTGATAGGTGAACATGATATGTTTACAGCAATTGATACTAATGATATAATTCTCCACCATCCATATGAGAGTTATTCCCCTGTTGTAAATTTCATTGAACATGCATCTGTTGATCCAAATGTACTTGCCATTAAGCAAACTCTATATAGAGTATCCTCACCAGATTCACCAATAGTTGAGGCTTTATGTAGAGCTGCTGAGAATGGTAAACAAGTTAGTGTATTATTAGAAATAAAGGCTCGTTTTGATGAAGATCGAAATATATCTTTAATTGAAAAATTAAAACTATCTGGATGTAAATTGATCTATGGAGTCGAGGAATTTAAAACTCATTGTAAATTTATTATTGTAGTTAGGAAAAGTAATAAGGGTTTACGATTATATTCTCATCTCGGAACTGGTAATTATAACGATACTACAGCGAAGATATATACCGATCTATCATACTTTACATCTAAGGAAAAGATTGGTGAGGATTTACTGACAGTTTTCAATATACTATCAGGATTTTCAGAACCAACTATTGAAGTGAATAAGTTATTCTTTTCTCCTTATAATTTAAGAAGTAAGTTATATGAACTAATTGATCGTGAAATAGCTATAGCCAAAGAAGGTAATAAAGCTTCTATTACTTTCAAATTAAATTCATTATCTGATAAGGGGATGATTAAGAAACTTTATAAAGCATCCGAGGCTGGAGTTAAAATTAATCTCATATGTAGAGGAATTTGCTCAATGAAAGCTATTAACAAGAATATATCCATTAGAAGTATTGTGGGTAGATTCTTAGAGCATAGTCGAATATATTATTTCTACAATTCAAATAAACCATTGTTATTTATATCCAGTGCCGATTTATTAACTCGTAATTTAAATAAGAGATTTGAATTATTAATTCCATTAACTGACGCTGAGGTTAGAAGTAAACTATTAAATATACTAGATTCATATTTTAAAGATAACTTCAATACTTATTTAATGGATGATAAAGGATGTTATAAGTTACTTAAAGATACCAATGTTTTTAACATTCATGAGTACTTTATGAATAGGGCTATAGAGAATTACAAGCTAAAGAATATACCTAAGATGAGTTTTAAGAAAAAGAAAAAGTAAGTGTGTAAGGCTATAAAAAGCCTTACACATATTTTTTTAGATCTCCCTCGATACTTCATCTAATTGATCTTGAGTTATATACCCTTTCTCAACCAATATAGCACCAATCTTTTTTTTATTAGCAATACAATAACAATCAGTTCGCATTTTATATAATACCATCTTATACTCAGTTAATTGACTTATAAATTCAATATATCGTTTAGATGATAATTCATCTTGTTTGATAAATAATTCCAACATATCATGTCGGTCTGTAATCCCAATTCCCAATCTATTCGTTATTTCATTAAATGATTGCGTGATATGGGCATTTTGATTATTTAGAGTTTGTAGTAAAGCTGCCAGTAAATCTTTAAGGTCATCAAAAGAATCATTCTTCTGTGTTACTAAATTAGTTATAAGAAGTTCAAATTGTTTACTTTGTTTGTTAAATAAATTATATGCTACTGTTATAAATACAAAACAAATGACTCCTAAAGCTCCATACTGTAAGAACGGTTCAATGGTTGGCATCATTAATCGCCCCTTTTAAATATCAAATACAGTTCCCCTCAATACCTGTTCCAATTCACCATTTAAATCATTAATAGTCTTTTCAGCATCAATAATGGTTAATCTGAAAGCAAATAGTAATATATCTAAAGATGCAGCAATTTTTTCATATGGTGAGTCATAAAAACAACTTTCACCAATGGACTTTAAAGCTTCAAATGCAATTTCAATATGACATGAATGCCATTCTCTAAATTTATCTATGAATATAATAGGTATATATTTACGGACAGCTTCCTCTTCATATTCAGAAATACAATCAAGAAATACTTTCTTTATATTTACATCATTAGTATTACTATCAACAGTATTTATGTAATCTAAGAAATTCTTCTCAAATATATTGAATTTAATCTTTAGAAATTTACTAATGACCCTCTTCTTTATCTTATTCTGTACAGGTATATTATCAATTTCCACATTTATCCAGTAATTTATTAATATAAAAAATTGATGATTTTTCAATCTTTTATATTTACTGGAACGATTTAAGCCTAGGAAGGAACATAGATCTCTAAATGGTTTTAGAATATTCATTAAACTCACCCCACTCATTTATTTTATATTTATTATAATGTTAATTCATAATAAACAGAATTCATAGAGTTTATTGATAAACTCTATGAATTCTGTTGTGTATTACATATGAGCCACATAAAGATCAGTAAACTCAACTTCAGCAGATGGTTGTAGTTTAGTTATAATAATCTTTACACCAATAGCCCAATTAGATGTCGTTTTAATGTTATTAGTGAATCCATAAAAAAGCCCATATGAATATTCAGTACTCATTGTTTCCCATGTGGGGACTTCATCAAGAGCATTATTGCATACTTGTATTTCGTAAGATAAATTTAGTGGATCAGTAACAATCTTTCTATCAATAACTTTAATCCTTTTTCGTTTATCGTATGTAACAACAGGATTCATAATAAAAGTTAAACTGGGTGATGCTGAAATCATTAGTTTACCAGGAATGAAAACTCCGCTGATTAAATCAATACTATCGAGACTATCCATATTAATAGTATATATATGATTCATTTTAAATGGCTTTGTAATATAAGCAGGCATATTCATTACTAGTGTAAGTAAATCATCAATAATACCATCCTGATTAGTATTAACCAGTGATGTTAAGATATTTGCTAATCCTAGATTATTCTGTATTTTTTTTATAAATTTAAAAGTAGCGGACATGTCGCATCAACCACCTTAATATAATCTTCCGATAAAACTAAAATGCTATGCACTATATTTTTAACCACACGATCAATAATAATATTAGAATTTCGTACAATAGATATCTCTGTTAATGACATGGTATAATCGACTGGGTTAGCGGTCAGAGGTAATAATTTTACTGGTTCCAGAACGAATATATTATTTTCTGATAATACCGACACTAATGAATATGATAGCGGAGTATCAACCCCATTAGTTATAGTAAAGGACATCCTTATAGATGGCTCAACCTCAATTAAAGTTTGATCCCCAACAACTTCAACACAATCCATATCTATACTAATAAGTATTTTAACTGGAATATTTGTTATAATGTATGGTTCTAAAAGTAAATTAGATTCATCTAGGATAACCTCAGGTAATTCTATATCACTCAATTCAAGAGAATATAGATTACCATCAATATTCAGATTATATGCAACGAATGTTGTATTATCAATATGATTTCTAAGTCTTGTTAAACTGTCGTATGATATAACGTTACCATCAACAGTCTTAAGTAAAATCTGCCCAGAGGCTTTATGGATCATTAATTCTTGAGGTACTGCATCATCTTTATATTCACGGGACAGTAATGATACTGCAAATCTATTCAGTAATGTCATAATTCCACTCCTATTCATTATTGTTTTTTATACTATTGTTTGATAATAGTAAAGTAAAGAAATTTACTTAGTTATATTAAAGAGTAGTAATAGTGGGAAAAATATTCATAATGATATTTGAACCGACACCATCATCTGGATTCATTAATAATACTTTATCGGGTGAGAATATAAACGGGTATTCATTAATAATATCTTGTGAAAATACTCCAGTTATATCTGGATTTATAAACATATTTGAATTCATAATAAGTAAATAGAAATCATATAATTGAGGGCCTCTTTTATCAATAAGATCAGTTATCATATCGTCGAGTATATCGTTGATTACTGGACGAATAGCAGTCATTGACGTTCCTATTGTTGGTATATTATCCCATAGAGTATCTGATACTGATACTGGATTTGGCCCCATTGGTAATAATTCATCTTCAATAACCCTTTCAAAAACAGTAAAGTTCTTAAGAGTAATAACATTTTTCACAAATATTTTTGTTGGTGAAAGTATATCAATATTATTTTTATTTAGTCTATAACCATTCAGATAAGCATCATACCATTTTAAATCAAAAGGTTTAGTTATGAAACCTTTCATATCAACAAATCCATTTTGAGGTATAATTTCTTGATAAAAGATCTGTCTATATTTAGTTGGCGTATATTCAACGATATATTTATCACCTATCTGTACAACAATATTAGTTGTTACACGATAATCATCACCCGCGTATTTTGGAAAAGCAACATTAAATAACTCAGTCATCATCAATTGACCATTTCTGAATAATCTAAAATTACGTGGATCATTATTCACTATTTCATTAGAACTAAATGTGGATACATTAAATATATTATCAACATTAGTTATTTCAAATTCATGAGTAAAAGCAATCTTATTAATATATAATGTCAAATCTTGACCAAGTAAATTAGTATCCGCAATTCTTAATTTGAAATCAGTTAGATTAAATGATGAGGTTTTATCTAAATCTATCAGTTCACCGTTGGTTTCAATTGATATAATAAGTGATGTTGGATCTACATATACTCCACCGTTAGAATTATTTATAATAAATATATCATTTATCATTACTTCCATATCAGATTTCAGTATTGTGATATCTATTACATCTTCAATTGAAGCGAAACTTAAATTGGTATTAAAAGAGAAACTTTCAGGTTTTTCCAATTCGATAATAGAATTTTGTGTTATTAAAGTTACTGGGATATAGTAATAATTATAATCATTATCTACATTAAATTTATCTGGAGTATATAATAACCCATCTATAAAAAATTTTAGATCGGTTAAATCATTTGAATACCCATTACCTAATATAAATAAATAACGGGGTTCCAGAAAATCCTCTTGTTCAGACACAACACTTATCTCTTGTCTATTATCCAATCTATATTTAGAAGCTAAATCCATAGTGGATACATCAAGATATGATCCAGTTCCATTCGTTAATTGTTTGAATAGATATGATTTTAATATCTCACTATTTTGATTACACCAAGCTTGAAATTTATCAAGTTTGTATCTTAAAGGATCAGAAGCTGTATCTGTAAAGTCTTTAATATCATATACAAATTCTATCGGAGAGAAATTCTTTATAATGTCAGGTATGGTACTATCTTTATATTTATCTAAGATATTCGTACTTGCATTATAATATAGAGCTAACTCATTTTGATAACTTAGAGTTACAACATTAGGGGTATCGTCAGAATATAATACAAAGAAGGTTAAGTCATTATCAGCAGTATTTCCAATTACTTCATAAATGTTAGGATAATATAATCTTAGAGTTATATCATGAGCAAAATATTTTATTTCATTGATAGTTTTAAATATCAAGATGTTTTCTACTGGAATGGGCATATTTTGAATTGGTATATCAAAATATTTTGTCGCTCCAGTAATATCAATCTTCTTTAGAAGATGTGGTATACCAAAAACATTTAAATGCACGTATCGATTATCAAATGTATTCTGAGCACTACTATAGAATTTAAGTATTCCTGTCGATTTAACTACATTGGCAATTATAGCTGAGAATTTCAGATTTAATGTATTTATATAATTAATATAATTTGTCGATGTATCAATATGAGTACCTAAGCTTAATTCAGGTAAAGTTAAATTATTCTTATATTTTTGTAATACTGTATTGTCAGTATTATATACGTTATACGCACAATTTGGTAAAAATAAAATAGTTACTTTTGAATTAGCACTCACTAACGTATTAAAATATGTTTGAGTGATCACAGTATCTATATTAAATATTATATAGGTTACATCATCTTTAACCGTTATTGTGGCGGAATCAAAAAACTTACCTTCGATAAAGACTAAAAATGTATATGAGAAAATATCAGAGTTGGAAACAGTATCAAATACTCCTATTTCTTTATTATAAAACTTAGAATTTTTATACCTTTTTTTGTTTTGATTTGATACAAAATCAAAATCTATAGTCCTAATGTATTTCTTAGGATATGTTACACGATCTTTATATGGATTCATCAATAATAAATCACTCATTAGTAAATCAATTCGCTTATATCCAATTAATTGAAGTTGGGTTGAATAAAGATACTTAAATGAATTTATTTTAACTTCATTTATAGTATCTTCCAACATATCTAAATTAAATGTACCGTTGGTATATAACTGTTTCTCAAGATCACTTAACGTCATAATATATCACCCTTTCTTTTGCATATCATTAATAGTATGTTGAAATAAATAATAATCCCCATAAAAAAGAAAGTGTAATGAGAGTTTTATTCTCATTACACTTTCTTTTAATTGTTAAAATTTAGTGAATTTACCATTGTATTGTACATAACCACTCTTCGTATTAACGCCCTTTACGGTTGTATATACAACATGTAATTTACCATTCTTTCTATATAAGGGGGTTGCTGATTCCCCTGGCTCCAGTCTTCCTATGGTTGATCCAACATTATCATATACAGTTTCGCTACTCGAACCATTTTCCCATTGATTTTGAAAGTAATAGTTGATATTTGATGATAATTTAATATACCCGCTTCTTACAACACCAGAACTTGTGGGATATTCTACTAAAGCCAATTGTTTAGAATAACTTACATCTAAAACTGTAATATTATCACCGTTTGATACATATCGTCCAGATAATATATTACCGTTTATATCGCGAATGGGTAAGTCCGAATTAATACATTTTGCATTATTATCATATGAAAAGTTTGATGGTGTAGTATGAGTTAATGTAATTATTGATGATGGTTGAATATTGATAGTTCCATTATAATTAATGCCTAAAAAATTCAACACACCTTTTGCAATGGCAACTGCTGCAATATCCATCTTAGCTAAAATTACAGCCTCTTCACTATCAATAAATCCATATTCTACAAGACATGCACTCGTTATAGTTTTGTCGAATTTACGAGTAACATATAAATTACTTATTTTAACCCCACGATCTATCATTTCTAAGAGAGATGCCATTTGACTCTGAATACTTTCTGCTAACCGATAATCACTCCCAGCGCTTTTATAACAGTGGGTTTCATTCCCCTTTGCTTGCGTATTAAAACTATTATTGTGTAAACTTACAAATACATCAGGATTAAATTGTTTTGCAATTGTAATTCGATTTAATAGATCGACATTTACATCAAAAACACCAGAACAAAAATCTTTATCTGTTGTTCTGGTGTAATGGATATTCATATCATGTTGTTGAAGTATTTTACCAACTTTTAATCCTAGTATTAAATTGTTATTTTTTTCATAAGTTGTTTTTCCAAGGGCTCCAGGATCTCTACCCCCATGCCCAATATCAAGTACTACATTATACATATATTATCACCATCCTTCTAATAGTTTATAAATTAATTTTTAATTATTATGTCACATAATGCGTCTACTGTTCATTAACGATTTATCACGTTCATTTGTAACCATATCAACACCCTTTAATTTAATTCTCATACACTAATATCTTAGGACTTACGATCATATCAACAGTTTGACCATTTAAAACCTTAACGCTAATCCCCGTTACCTCTGTATCCACTGTAAAATAATTATAAATTTCGTTTATGCCAGACATTACGACCGTTGTACCTGTTTTAAAAATATTCAGCGTGGCCATTGGTGAGCCGACAGCCATCACCTTATGATTTTTAGGTATGGTGAAAACACTCTCCCCACCATAAGCACCGATGAACCAGAAAGTTGTGTCAGCGATTGCAGTACCTGTCATTTGATATACTCCTGGCTTTAAAAGTTTAACTGTGATTCCTGTTGTCGTAACTGGCACGACAATTGTAAAATCAGGAGTAATATCATAATAATAATCCCGAAAATTAACCCTGTTTAATACTATTTGGTTATACTCCGTTGTGGATAAATCAATTAACTTAGTTGTGTGTAAACCATCAACAGAAGCCACAATATTGTTATTTTTAAAGGTATTGGTTGAAATATAAAGCCCTGTTTGTTCATAAATGGCCCCAAAATTAGTATTGTTTTTACAAATAATAGTCACTTGATTTTCTTTTCCGTCTACAAAAACAGCACCATATGTCATTGGATTGTTACCCATATTATTTCTATCGCAAATAATATCAAGTTGGTTTTGTATTGCGCCAGTTAGCAACACGCCAGCATAATAATTTTCCTGTGCTTCAATACAGGAATACTGTGAGGTTGTAGAAGCAATAATAATACCTGGTTTTGCGTTTGCATAATTCCCTGAAAACCATACCTTAACATTACTAACCTTAGTGTTTCCTCCGCCAAAATACGCGCCCTCTGTCCCGCCAGTAACACCGCAATTGGAAACATAGATACCATTAAGTGTACCGTCATACCCACCATAATATAGACCCTGTTTATCGCATAGATCAATATATATGTCTTTAAGATTGGGTATTAAGCATCGACCGTTTACATAAATGCCTTCTAACGCGAAGTTTTGTAAATATAAATCTTTGACATAGCACGTACCCACAATATAATTTGCGTCATTAGTATCGTAAAGAATACCTCTAGCAACTGCACCATTAGCTTTATTACCGTCCAAGACTAACTTACTAAGACTAACATACCATGTATATTTATAAAATTTAAAAATGGCATCAATCGTTGCACCATCTTTAACTTTAATTCTCCGGCCCTTGTTATCAGATGTAATATTATAAAAATCATTAATAAGTATAACTTGTGAAACGATTACATCTGAATTTAATTTTAGTTCAAGTCTGTTTGATGCAATAAAACTCAAAGCTTTTAAAAATTGCGTTGTATCATCAACCAGACCTGTAATACCAAATTGTTTTGTATTGATACTATCCGCAACCATTAGTCCTGCGAATATTAACCCTGTAATATGGTGATATGATCCACCATCGTCGACAAAAGGGCCACTCACAATCCTGTACTTTGCCCCTCCACCATCGGCAACGGATAAATAACCATGAGTTGTAACAATAGTCCCTACACTTAAACTAGTGTCAGATTTCATGTCAGCAACGGTTTTGTAATACGTATTCTCCGCCTTATGCGCATCAAGACTACTTTGTTTAGCCAATTCAATATTTCCATCAGGTCCACCTATAAAGGGCCTTTTTGTATCGGTAGTGAGTGCCAATTCGGATACTGGTAATATTGGTAAGTTAACTTCTAAACCTCTTTTATGTTGAATTCTTCTAGCCATTAAAATGTACCCCCGTCTATCGTTTGCTCATCATTAACATCACCGAACATTCCAGCATCAATATCAGATTCACTTGTGTCTATATCTATCCCAACAGGTATATTTTTTAAGATAATCATTGCAATAGTTGTACTATCGGCAAGTATTCCACTTATTAAAGTCGAATCGGTAAATCTAATAAAACCATTTACTGAAGGGGATCTAGTTGCACTAGTTAAAGTATATTTATCTGAAGTTATAAAAGTTGTATTTTTATAAACTATAATAGTATCCATGTCTTTATCATAGGTTGGTAAAGGTATTGTAAAAATAGTTTGTCCGTCAGTTTCTGTTGGTACAGCATAATTATAAGATACTAATCTAGAAAGTTTATTATCAATTAGTGAAGTATTTACAATATCCCAATTACTATTATTAAAAGCTCCTGTAGTTCCATTATATTTACATTTATAGATAATATGTTTATTTGTATCAGTATCAAACATATAAACAAATTGATCCATGTTATAAACGTTATTAGGGGTAAAATCCGTGACATCCCCTATATCTGAGAATATAAAATCGGAAATAAGACTGATTATGTTGTTAGTATCAACTTTTTTTAAATGTCCCTTTAGAATATCAATACTTTTCATATTTTAATACCTCCTATTCGTTTAGATTAGCTAAATCAGAATATATTTTTACACCTTGTTGATCAACAATGTCTTCCATAATATATTGATTATTGATATAACTGCCATTAACAACAGCTAATATATTATATAGTAGATAAGGAAAGGATTCTAATGCTAATAAAGCTGATGGATCATACATATTAATATACGATTCAAGATAATTTCTTACAGTTAAATCTTTAAAACCTAGATTTAATTCTTTCTTAGTAAGAGCTTGAATGAATGTAGATAAATCACTGTAGTCTTCAATCTTCATCATATCATTAACTTCTTTTAATATAAATAGATTGGCATTAACACAATTCTTAATAGAATAATTAAATGTCATTTCGGTATCTGAATGACCTAATATATTTATCATATAAAATTTAGATGCTAAAAATAAAACTTTTTGCATTTTATTCTTATCTGTATTAAGAGCATATTTCTTATTTAATACACGTGTAAATAAATTAGAGTATATAGACGAGCCATTAGTAATGATAACATTTCGTCCAGAAACTTGATTACCATGATGGTAACATATCTTAGAAAGATAAGCTGCTTCCATGATACAATATAATTTCTTAGCGTCTATATTAATATCTCCATTTTCTTTGTTCATTGTACCGTAACTATCAACGACTACAATAGCTACTACATTACCAGAATGATTACGGGTTAAGAAGAAAGGCATACACATTGGTAATTTGGCATTATCGGGCGAATATATTAATACTATTTCACCAGATGATACAGCTTCAAGGATTTTAAATTTCAAAGGAAATTTAAAATTCTTATTTATAATTATGAAAGATTCTTCTAAATTTTGCTGTTTAAGAATAGTACCATGTTGTAATATCTTATGTATATTACTGGAAAGGGCGTTGCCTGAGTTTAAATGTCTATATACAAAAGTTTCTTCTAAAGATCTAAATGCCATATTATCAACCCCTTTATGTGGTTTTATTATAGAAATGTTGCTCATAAAACCTTCCAATTAAAGACTAACTACTATTTTATTTCAAGAAGAACTTTATAATAAGACAAAGATAAATTTTATAAAAGAGAGGAAGAATATATTGAAATATAGTACAGGACATACAGTTTATATGAATGAGTTTGGGGTGGAAGTTCCCTCTGTAACTACGATATTAAAGATTTTAAATAAACCTGCCCTATTACATTGGGCTAACTATCTGGGATTTAAGCGATTAAATATTAAAGATGTATTAGAGAAGTCCTCAAATATAGGAACTTTAGTGCATTCAATGGTATACGCTTATTTAATGGATAGATATTTTATTTTTATAAATACTGAATTATGTAATATAAATACTCTTAAATATTATATGGATAATTTCTTAACATGGCGTAAAACTCATGATATTAAACCTATATTTGCTGAAAAGCAAATAACTTCTTTAGACTTTGGGGGTACTATAGATCTATATTGTGAGTTTGATAATAAGAAAACAATAATTGATTATAAAACAAGTAAAAGTTTTTATTCATCAATGTTTCTTCAATTAGCAGGTTATACAATGCTTTTAGAGGAGAAAGGTTATATAGTAGAGCAAGTTGGTATTGTATTATTACATGAAACTGATTATAAAGAAAAGTTTATAAGTCGAGATGAGTTATCAATATATATAGAGAATTTTAAATTAGTAGTGAAGTTATTTCATTCCTGGTTTGATTTAAATGCAGAAATATGGAAACGTAAACTATATGAGTAGTGAGAAAGCCTATGTGATAATAAATCTCGCTGATGTGCATTTCGGATCTTTACCTGCAAAAGAATTATATGATCAGTTAAATAAAATTTTCTTAAAGAAGTTGGAAGAACTTCCCATAGTAGATGCCATAATAATTGATGGTGATTTATGTCATTTTAAGTTATCTATGAATTCACCTCATGCAAAGTATTTAGCACAATTTATTTCTAGAATGATAGAGATTGTAAATAAAAAGAATGTTAAAACTAAGAAGAAAACTAAAATCAGAGTAGTTAAAGGTACTAAATCACATGATGAACTTGATCAGTTAGAAGTATTAGAAGTGTTTGCTAAAAACTCTAAATGTGATTTTAGAGTTATATCAACTGTTGAAGAAGAATATCTTTTTGATGATTTATTAGTGTTATATATACCAGAAGAATATTTGGACAATAAAGATGAATACTATAAGGATTATTTTTCTACTAAGAATAAATATGATATGATTTTTGGTCATGGTTTAGTGGGAGAAGTAGCTTTTGCCGCTAGTAAACAAGAAGGTGAAACTACTTTAGCTAAAGCTCCTATATTTAAATCAGATCAATTATTATATATATGTCGCGGAATTGTGTTCTTTGGTCACATTCATAATTCGCAAGTTATTAAAGATAGAATATTCTATGTTGGTTCATTTTCCAGATATGCTTTTGGTGAGGAGAATGAAAAAGGCTTTTACATAACAACATACTCACCATCTAATGGTAATTTCTTAAATGAATTTGTCGTTAATACATTAGCAAAGAGATTTGATACTGTAATAATAGATTATGGATCGAGTTTATTTAAGAATTCAGATAATCAACAAATTGAATACTTAACAAGTATAGTTAATAATTTAGTTATTGATAATTTAAGATTGATTATTAATATACCAGAAGATTATCCTAATGCTTTATTACTTACTAATATGATACATGAAACCTTTAGTAAACAAATGAATATTAAAATCATCATAAACAATAATGCTAAGATGAGACAAAAACGAGAAACTGACGAAAAGATTAATTTGTTATTAACTAGATATGGATTAATATTTGATAAATCCATATCACATGAAGAAAAAATATCTGAATTTATTAAGATCAAATATAATAAAGAAATTTCCGTAGAGAAGATTCGTATGTATCTTTATGAGAAGATACTTAAGGAGGCTATATAGTTTTGGTTAATAAGAAATTTAAACTATCTATAAATGAGCAACCAAAAAAAATTGCCATCAAATTTGACATTTCGATTTTGAATTCTATGATCGGGTTTTTATTTAAACAATCAGTGCAAATTAATAGGAAAGCTCTTAATAATATGAAAAAATTATTTGATATTATTGATACAACGATATATGAAGGTAATGATAAACTTGAAGCACGACTTAATTTTATAAAAACAGCTTTGGACGCTCGCATAACTAAACAATTCGAAAATGAAAGTATGATTATAAATTTCTGTCGCGGTGATACTTATAATAAAGATACTGAAGAAATTATATCAGCAATCGGGGCCTATCGCAGAATAAACTACGAGGAGATAAAATTTATAAACAAAGCAATCCAAGATAGATTGAAATACTCTTATCTATTAGATATTAAAGATAGAATGTATAATGTTGTAGAGAAAATAGATTCTGGGGATTTTGAAAGCTTTCAGGATGTTAATGATGAATTAGTTGGACTATGTTCTCACCTATTGAATAAAACCAGAAAAACAAGTGTTCTTGATGATGTGACAACTTTTAGTTTAGATTCAGAATCATTTGAAACATCGATTACAGATATAGTCAATGCTCTCAGAGATCCATCAAAAAAATATAGGTGGCATTGTAGAGTAATTTACAATGATAAACTTCTTTAATTGCGGGAAATCTCTTAGAGCTTCTTAATTGAAGATTGAGTAATCTGCATCCAATATTGTTAATACAACAATAAGGTTCAACGACTAGAGTGTAAACTCGTAGATATATGAAATATATCGAAATGGGAAGCATCCTTGATGAAAAAGGTTGATGATATAGTCTTGTATCTTAATGTAAATTAAGGAAGTTCATAAGAGAACTGTATAGGAGTACATACCTATATGAAAAAACGCACGTATTTTGAAAACAGGCTTGAAAATGCTGAACCAGATACTGGCCCCTGGCTTTATATCTAAACGATTGTATATGTTTTTAGGCTTACCAGCTTATAAATAAGGTTGGCTCATTGGTAACAATGTGATATAAACTTCTTTAATTGCGGGGAACTTCTCATAGCTTTATACTAATAAAGATTGGACAATCCGCATCCAATATTCTTATAATAAGAATAAGGTTCAACGACTAGAGTGTAAACTCGTAGATATCGATAATATTGAAATGGGAAGCTCTCTTATTATATAAGAGATGAAGAGATAGTCTGGTATCCTATATTAATATAGGGAAGTTCATTTGAGAACTGTATAGATTAATTATCTATATGAACATATCGGGTTTTAAATCAGGTATATTATTGAAAACTGCTAGAGATATAAAAAAGTATAATAAAGGAATTAAACCTAAAAAAGCAGGTAAAAAACCATGTGTATTATTACTAACACTTGAAAACTCAATTAGTGAATCCGTAGAGAGATTATTTAACATGGTTAGTACTTCTGAGGATATTAGGAATTTTACTCCTAAGCAAGTTATTAAGAAATTAAAAGAAGATGGTGAATTAGTATTAACTGATGATGACGATATTGATATTATTATTAAATATTATCCAAATAGAAGTATTGATACCTCTGATATATATACTATAGTTGAAGAATTAGCTGATGATGACAAAGAGGTAATAGCTTTAATTTTAGACTATATTAAAAGAATACGACCTGCTGAAAAAGCTAGTGACGAAAAAGAAGAATTAAAGAATATTACCAATGAATTGAAGAATCTAGCTACAGAATTAGATATACCAGTTATTTCAGCCCATCAATATAGGGTGGCTTTATAGAGTGATTTATAAAGAGAACTTTTTTAATTGCAGGAAACTCCTTAGGACTTTATATAATAAAGATTGGACAATCTGCATCCAATATTGTTAATACGACAATAAGGTTCAACGACTAGAGTGTGAACTCGTAGATATATAAGTTAATGATATATCGAAATTGAAAGCATCTAATAAGATGGTGATATAGTCTTGTATCCTATAGAAATATAGGGAAGTTCTTAAGAACTGCATTATATTACGAATAATGTGAAAATCGCAAATGAATAGAGCTGGAGCAAGTTCAGTTGATGCCGCATTACAAGCTAATAAAGAAGACTTGGCTAAATTTGTAGGTAGAGCCAATGTTGGAAGTGCCTATATTTCATGGGCCGCATGATGGTAATGTCATGTTGATACTTTTTTAATTGCAGGAAACTCCTTAGGACTTTATATAATAAAGATTGGACAATCTGCATCCAAGATTCTTACATAAGAATAAGGTTCAACGACTAGAGTGTGAACTCGTAGATACTTTATGTATCGAAATGGAAAGCAACCTAATTTATAGGTTGAAGAGATAGTCTGGAATCCTAATGAGAATTAGGGATGTTTGAATAGAACTGGATTATATTACAAGTAATCTGAACATTACGGGGAAGTTTGTATAGAAGCTTCAACATACAGTAATGTATGTTTTAAATTTTCTTTAATTGTCGGGGATCTCCTTATAGCTTAAACTACTTTCAATATAGTAATAATGTTTAAGATTGGACAATCCGCATCCAAGTCTCCCAAAAGAGAAAGGTTCAACGACTAGAGTGTAAACTCGTAGATACATTACGTATCGAAATAAGAAACCCCTTTATATAAAAAATATAGAGGGTGAAGATATAGTCTTGTATCCTAATTAATAATAGGGAAGTTCATAAGAGAACTGTATAAGTTTATGACTTATATGAAAATAACGACTTGAAAACTCAGATTGGGTATGTATCATAAACGTCGAGCGTAAGAAAGGAACCGATCAATATTACTTAACCTTTAAAAGAGTTAAGATTCGTTATAGAGATCCAAATGATTTAGGTTATTTCAATCATCCATTTGATATTCAAAATAGAATGAAGCTTATTGACGACATATATTTAGAAAAATCATTATCTGAAGAAAGTCTAATGAGTGATTTTGAAGGTATTGACGAGAATGTAAATAAAAAAGGTAAACGTAATGCTGTTGAAAGAGACGTTATTGATGATGATGATAAAAATGATTTATTTGACTTCACTAGAGCTATTAATAAAACTGCATAAAAAAATAAAGAATACACTTAAATGTGTATTCTTTATTTTTTAAGGTTTTATTATAAGTTCATATCAATCCGCTTGAAATTTAATGTTAATCTATAACCTTCATTATAATGATCATCTGATTGTTCCAATATACCTAAAGTGACTAAATGTCTAATACCTCTTGAAACAGCGGATTTATGTATATTGAGCAATCGACTTATTTTCACTTGGGTTATCTGTTTAAATTTTTTATCGTCTAAAGCAACTATTAGATAAATTAGTATTCGATACTCCGCTTTCGTTAAATCAACTTCCCCTTCAATAATAGTTTTACAAAAATTAATAATAAAATCATACCCATTATCACATTCCATCATAATAATAACCTCCGTTATTTTATACTGCACTAATGAGATTGGATAACTGGTAATATAATATTACCAGTTATCCAATATTTAATTAGTCGTCTTCTCTTGGTGGATGTTTAATTTTAGATTTGGAACGATCTTCTCTTGGGAATTTTAGACTTAGGCGAAACGTCCCTTTGTCCTCATCAATCAATCCACATACCCTTAACTTCTTTAGATTACGTAAGAAGGTTTTCTCTCTAATACCTAGCTCACGCATCATGGATGGTGGATGGATTACTCTGAAGGTTTGATGTGATAAGGTACGTAGAAAATAGATTAACATTCGATACTCATTACGCCCCAGTGTTTCACCATCAACGATCATTTTAGAAAATGCTGTAAGATACTCCTCTCTTGTAAGTGATTTGGTGGCATCTGAATTGTCTGATAATTGTCTCAAAATCTCTTTTCTTCTTGCTGATTCAACTTGTCTTTGTGACATATAAAATCATCCTCCCTTTAATATTATGTAGTATTCTTAGTAATAATATATATTTATATATAGTAATAAATATTTTTCGTATTAACGTATTTAAACATAATGGTAAAGATATTATATAAGGAGGTTATTGATATGGCTAGAAAGATAAAAGTCCGACGAGGACTTGAAGCTAACATAAAACAACTTGATGAAGCCGAATTTGGATTTACTGTTAATACCAAAAAGACCTTTATAGGTTCTGATATTGGTAATATTGAATTGGCTAACCAGGGTAGTCTTGATGAGTATAAGGCTGATAATGCGAAATACTTTATTAATGCCTTACGTCCACCAGTACCTATAGTTGGAGTACCTACAGATGGGAGCGACATTGGGCCTGCACTAACAAATATAATTAATTATGCCAATGGGATTAGAGTATTTTTACCGGAAGGTGACTATAATCTTTACACTGAAATTGTCAGAAACAATACTTTAGCTGAAACGGAAAAAATTCCGTTAAAACTTTTCGGTGCAGGACTTGATAAGACTAGAATATTTAACTTTGTGGAAAATGGTAGTGCTATTAGAGCTGAAGCTAATATTGGTGCTGATGGTGTCGGATTTGGTGTATTCGCAAAGGGAGGGTATATTGAAGACCTTAGTATATTAGGGCAGATAGGTGTCGCTAATTCTAGCGGTTTAACAATATCTTCTAATTGGTTCTTTGATCTTAGAAAAGTATTGATATATGGTCACTCGGATTACGGTGTAAATGTTACGGGAGTTGTAGGCATAAACCCTGACTACGTAGCATCTTTAGGGCTTAATATTAAGTCATGTATCCTAACGAGTAATAGAATTAATCTCTATTCAGATTTTTATAATGTAGTACCCATGTTATTGGTAGAACTATCTATGATTTCAACTGCAACGGAATATGGTGTGAAAATGGGACCATCAACACACATTAAGTTTTCGCAAAATAGTATATCTGGCAATACTTTGGGTGGGATATGGCTCTATGGTACAAGTTACAAGGGAAAGGGTATTGAAATTCTAAATAATGAATTTGATGATAATGGTAGTGGTATAGGAGACTTTAATATCCAACTTGAACGTGCAAGTATGCCCGATATTAAACACAATATGTTTATCCTTCGGACTCCGGGTGTCGATGGTGTTGTGTTAGGTACTGACACGGCTATAACTACAGAAAATGTTTGTTATTTTGCCGATGTAGACAAAAACACATTCAATGTAAATTATGACATCACAACAGTCTCCGGTAATCCAGTTGGATTAAGGTGCAAAAATAGTGCTGACAATACCCGATATGGTAAAAGTTTTGTAAATTTATTAGGTGAAACTAGTGGTAAATTTATTCATGTTGCTGAAACATTGAAAACAGATGCCTCTAGGGGGTATATAAATACCGCTAATACACTTATAGAAAATGATTACAGAGATACTCCAGACAGGTATATAGTTGGACCATTCCGAAAAAAACGCTTCGAGGTAACAATAGCACAAGATTCCGTTTTCTCTTTTATTCCTGCTAAAGCCAATGGGAAGTTATACATTAGTAAGGATGGCTATGCCAACCAAACCGCTGATATAAGATATAGGTGTATTGTAGGAGCTGAGGTTTGTGCCCACAACGTTGTCATAGTCGGAACGATTGTTGATGTATCTATATTACCGTTGACGGGCACGACAGGAACGGTTAATCGCATGACTGTTAGTGCATCTGGTCATACAATAATGTTTGAAAATCGCCAAGGTGGGCCTGTGACTATCACGTTTGAGCAAGGTTCTGTTTAAGTCGTATTTGACGCATTATACGACATAAAAACGTATATTTAAATAATATAATTAGAGATTTAAAATCTCTAATTATATTATTTTTTTTCAAAATTATATCATAAACCATTCTCCTGTCTATTCTTTTTTAATTCATTTTTCTCTAAGATTAATATTTCATTTAATAAATTAAAGACATCTGTAGTAAATAGTTTTAATTTCTTTAAATTGAATTGTGTTATGCTGGTTAAATTATTTATTCGTAATATAGATGACCATAATTCTGTAGTCCCATACATTTCAAAGCATAAAGCTTTCGGTTGATAAATATATTTAATGAATTCAGTTTCTGTTAAAGTAACGTCCATTATTACAGATTGCAGATAATCAATATATTTATCAATTAAAGAGACATTATTTATAACAATAGTGGTTAAATCAGGTAATATTAAAGTTGATTTATAATGTAACTTATCATGAGATATGTCTAACCTCTTATTATATGAAATAAGAGACTCTAAAGTATTACATTTGGTTATTTTATTAGCCATTATATTAGCCTCCAATTATAATATTAATTAAAGAGTATATTCCCCAGCTTTCTTATGTACCCCTAAGATTTTATCTGGTGTTATAGGAGTTCCATTTACCATAATACCCCAGTCTCCTTTAGATGATACTGTGCCACTTGATGAAGACGATCCGGTTGAATATCGTACAGTATCTCCAACATTTATCATTTCCAATATATCGTATGCTGGATTTCTAATAAAAACAGGTTTACTATTATCAGCATATTGCTCATTGAATTCATCATCTATTAACCATATATTACGAATATTTTTATCAACTACTTTACACGCCAATCTAGTTCCTTTTAATATATTACTAGGGGTAAATCTAAACCAACAATTTTTAAATCGTTTTAATGTTACATAGTTTTGTACTATTATATCATTATTAGGGGTAGGTTTATTAGTTTTATCATTGATGAAAATATTGGTATCCACGACTTCTTTTAATCTTGATGGAATATTGGTATAATTAAAAAGTGGCATCAACTTAGGTATAAATACTTTAAATATTGAACTGTTGTTAGGAGTATCCTCCATAATGAAACAATACTCTGTTGAATTTAATTCTAATTTCTCCAATGATTCAAATCCCATAAATTCACCTCATTTGTATCTTATATTAATATAATGTAGTTTAAAATAAAAAAATAAGTGATTGCTCACTTATTTCTTAAATGAATTATTTAACCATTCTGTATTCAAGTTTAGTAATTAACTTAGTTGTCTTATCAACATTGGCTAAAATTTCTGTCGTTTTAGTATCATTGATAAATTTACAGTGAGTTTCATTCGTTACGGCATTATCTATAGATTCATAAGGAGAACCGATATCCTTAGTTAGATCATCAAAAGGTGATCCAACCGTTATTCCGAAGATATCATACATACTTTTACCAGTTATCTTAACTGACTTAATGATACCTGTTGTACCATCAGTACAAAGTTCTAGATTACTAGAAATTAAATATAGATCATCAGACTCATTGGTAATGTATTTACTTCTGATAGTTAAAGTGTCACCACTATTGATACGTTTCATAGTGGAATCCAGATAATTGGCAGCATTTAATGTCAACATATCATCCATAAGTGAATGTGGTACAATTGACACTGTAGAAACTTTATCATTTTTAACTCCAGTTATCAACACAAGAAAACTAGATTTATCCCTTAAGTATATAGCCATAGTCCTATCACCTTTTGGTATCAAACCATCGGGTGTGCCCAATCGTTTAACATTTTCATCGAACGATGAATCTAGAGTAACACCCGATAGTTTATATATGTCTGAAGTTTCTTTTGTGACTAGGTTATTGGCTAAGGTTATACTATTTACACCAGAATCCGAACCGATGAGCGAAACACCTGTATTATATTCATATTCAAATTGTTCTTTGTCATCACGTATAACTGTACTAGGCTTACCGACTTGCTTAACAACTTGTTGTTTATCGACAGCCATTAAATCAGATAAATCCCCTTTAGAAGTAGCACCACAACCTGTTAACAGCATTAACATAATGGAACATAGAGTCATTAGAATGAATTTGCACATTTCTCTTTAACCTCTTTCTCTCTTTTAATTTATATGTTTTAGATAGTGGTACGTTGGGATACTTCAGTGAACTTGGAGAAACACAGTCGCATAGCATCTAGATTATCAGTAATAAGGGCTTTATTCATTTCAACTCGTATTTCATCATACTTTCCTTTCCTTTCTTCAGCTTCCCTGTTTAACTTTTCAAGATACTCTTCCATAAAATAACAACTCCTTAATTTAATTATTGCTTAATATTATAATATATATTTGAAATTCACTATGTTACGTTTTTATTTATGTCAGTACATTTATATAAATGGATCTAGTGATAAAAAGGATTTGATGTTATGAAAATTGTACCTAATAAACAACAAAAGAAAGCTGTTATTGAATCAGTGAAATGGTTAAAGAGTGGTTATAAACAAGTCTTTGAAATATCAGGTCCTCCAGGATCAGGTAAAACCTTTATAGTTTATTTAATACGAAAGGCAATGAAGCTAAATCCCTTGGATGTTCTATTTATGGCATATGTAGGAAAAGCTACAATGGCTTTGACATTACAAGGTAATAATGCAAAGACAATGCATAGTTCTATTTATGATAGGGTTGATTTACCTAAGATGGATGAGAATGGTAAGTTTATTTTAAAAAATGGTAGAATACTTACAACTCCTGGTTTTGTTAAGAAAAAATCTTTACCTGATAATATAAAACTTATAGTGGTGGACGAAGGTTCTATGATTAATGAAAAATACGCTTTAGATATTTTAAGCTTCAAGTTACCAGTTTTAGTGCTCGGGGACTTAAATCAGCTTTTTCCTATCTTTGGGAAACCTTATTTCTTAAGACAACCTGATATTATATTAACAGAAATTATGAGACAGGCTAAAGATGATCCTATTATTCATTTAAGTCAAAAGGCAATTAATGGTGAAATTATTGAGATAGGAAAATATGGTGATAGATGTTTTGTTATTAATAAAGAAGATATCACAGACAATATGCTTACAAAAACAGATATCGTTATTTGTGGTAAAAATAAGACACGGGATCATATAAATAAATATGTTAGAGAAGAAATATATAAAATAGACAAGCCTTATCCAGTAAAAGGTGAGAAATTAATATGTAGACAAAATAATTGGGATATGTCTGTCGATGAAGGTAAAATATTCTTAGTTAATGGTCTTGTAGGTTACGTTGAAGAAACACATTTAGACACTTATAATAAAAGATCTTTATGTATTGATTTTAGGCCTGAGTTTTTAAAAGAAACTTGTTTTGAAAGAGTAGCAATTGATTCTTTTATGAGTCACGTTGCATAGTAATATGCAATTGCAACTACTTTAATTGCGGGAAACTCCTTAGAACTTTATCTACTAATGTAACATGATAAAGATTGGACAATCTGCAGCCAATGATCTATTCATAATAGATTTAGGTCCAACGACTAGAATGGGAAAGTTCGTAGGGCTCAAGTGAGTGGGTGAGACTCCCTTAAATCGAAATGGGTGGCCCCATTATAATAATTAGTATAATGGGTGAAGATATAGTCTGTGCTTTAAGGAAACTTAGAGAATAACTAACCGTAAGTCTTAATAACTATTCTGTATATAATTATATTATACAGTTAACAAATAATATAAGAACGGGGGTGATATAAAATGATTAAGACTTTTAAAACAAGAATACGACCGAATAAAGAACAAGAGGTATATTTAAATAAGTGCTTTGGGTATAGAAGGTTTATATATAATAATGCGTTAGAATACTTTAATACTCTTTTAAAATATAATAATAATGTTATTGATAAGGATTTAAAGAAGTTCTTTGATAAATTTGATTATATTACTCATATATATTCTAAGAAAGAAAAGGGACCGGGATTTGAATGGACTAAAGAATATAATAAGTCCATAAAGAATGAAGTGGCTAGTGATGTTAACTTAGCTGTTAATAGATTTTTTAAAGATATTAAAAATAAGAAGCGTTGTAAACTGCATTTTAAAAGAAAGGTTCATGGAAATGGATCGTTTAGAATATATAGTAAGCATAAAACTAATGTTATGATTCTTGATATGAAATTATTCTCTTTTATTATTAATAGAGAATTTGGTCATATGTCATTAAAAACATATGAGGACATAAGTTTCTTATATCATCATGATATAAAAACAATGACTATTAGTATGAAGAATTTTAAATATTATGTCTCATTTACTTATGAAATAGATGTTCCAAAGCATAAGCATGAGAAAGATACCATAGGTATAGATTTAGGGATACATAATCCGGTAGTTTGTTTTGATGGAAAAGATATCATAAATCCTAAATTTCCGAAAGGAATTATTAAGAAACTAGAGAAGAGAGCCGATAAATTTTCAACGATAGTTTCTAAGAAGAAATATGATAAATGTAATCCATCAAAGAACTATATAAAAGCGAGAACCAAGCTTAATTATATTCATGGTAAGATAGTGAATATTAGAATGGATTATATTCAGAAGGTTTCAACCTTCTTAACTAAGACTTATAGAAATATCGTAGTTGATGAATTTAGTTTTAAAGAATTACTAACAGAGTCTGATGGTATTAAACGTATTAATAGAGGTATACATAGAGTAGGTGCCTTTACGTTTATGCAAGTGTTAAAATATAAATGTCACTTTTACGGCAGTGAATATATTTTAGCCGAACCTAATAGTACCATTACATGCTCTGAATGTAATCATAAACTTAAAACTAAGTTGAAGTTATCCCAAAGAGTCTTTAATTGTCCTGATTGTGGATATATAGATGATAGGGATAATAATGCGGCTATTAATATTTATAAGTCATATAAGAATCTTTATTAACTAACGTAAATAGAGATTTCGCCGTTGGTCGGACGGTTTAAAGAACCTTGACGGTTAAGTTATTGTGGTATCTAACGAATACTACTAACACGACAGTATAAGCATTTATTTACACCATATGAACAGAGAGATAATAAACGTAGCTATTATAATAAATTTGAATTTGCCAACGCAATAAGCGTTCATTTATCACAAGGATCACAATATAATACAGTTTTAATATATAATGAAAGAATGGGAGATAAAGAGTATTATAAGAAATGGTTATATACAGCAATATCGAGAGCGGTATCCGGATTAGTATTGGCCGTTTAATACATAATATTATTTGAAAGGAGTTAGTATAATGCAACCACCTAAGGTATTAACAGACTTAATGAAACCATTAACTGAGCAGAACAATAGATTAATATCTGAAACTCTTACTGATAAGATCAATAGAGTTAAATCAAAGTTTAATTTATATCACGGTAAAGGTAAAAAGAAACGACGTAAATAAAATAATAGGAGGTTCTATTATATGAGTTTGGAAAGTTTACTAGCATTTGTAGCTAATGTTGGAGAAGATAAAATTGCAGGTTTTTCATTTAATAATAGTGGCAGGGTAATGTTTACATCAAGTAAAAGTTTCTCATTGGACGGAAATGTGACTGATGATGGATATCTTAAAATTGGGGATAGTGATACCGATGGGAATATTTACTACATGTATAAACCGATTGCTACTATCGAATCGATTATTGTAGTAGATGATGCTCTTGCCCGTGACAAACTTAATCTACGATACATCTTCGGTTAACCATTAAAATATAGAGAGGGAATTTATCCCACTCTATATTTTATCATTATGATAAATTTAACTATAACTTCAATTATATATTATTAGCTTAGAAACAATTAATCAATGTAGAGTAAATAAAAAAATAGGGGGAATTTTAAGATGAGAGACAAAGACATTAAAGAGTTCGAACATTCCATGGAAAGAATCCAGGAAAAGAAAAAGTTAATTGAGCGAGAAGAAAAACAAATTATGGTTAGATGCGCGCATCAAAACCGTCGCCGTAAATTGAAGATCAAGCCAATAGATGAACGAGGTAATTTCAAGTGTAAAGATTGCAGCACCGAATTCAATATGAATCCGATTATCCGTGAGGATCTAAAGCGGGCAATTCAAATTCTGCATGATGCCATTCAGCAAATTCGCTGCTTTGCAGATCCTGACGAGGATGGAAAGATGATCCGTCTTCTCGGAGAAGCTGACTTCAACAACGAAGAAATACAACGCTTATACGCCCGGACTCTGGACGCGTATAGTAAGAATCGGAAGAAAGATAAATTCGGTGATCGAGATCGTGACAATTTCGGTTCTTATGGAACTGGCGCTATTAGCTTCATCGGTTCTCGTAAGAAAGACCGCAAGTAATCATTCTATTTTACAAGTGCATAAGATGGGCAACTATCTTATGCACTATTTATATCTCTTTTATTTAGGGAATTATTTTTTAAGGATAATTGATTCCGTAACATAGAAAATAACAAATTATTATTAGAGTAACATATCGATAAGTAATAGAAGAAGGAGATGTGAAATAAAAAATATGGCTAAATTTACAGATGATCAAATAGAACACATAGAAAGTGACATAGAGAAGATTCAGACTAAGCCTAAATATAATTGGGCTATTATATAGTGATATATAATATAAACTTTTTTAATTGACGGAAACTTCCTTAGAGTCTAAACTACTAAATTGATATTTTAGTATATTGATGGCTGAGTGTAATTAACTCAGGTATAGTAATAATGTTTAGGATTGGATAATCCGCATCCAAGTCTCTTATAATAAGAGAAAGGTTCAACGACTAAATGTAGAGCTCAAGTGAGTGGGTGGAAATCCCTTAAATCGAAATGGAAAGCATCTTTAATAAAAGATGATGATATAGTCTTATATCCTAATGAAAATTAGGGAAGTTCATAATAGAACTGCACAGCTCAGCAAACTGTGTGAAATAATGAATATGTACGTCAGCTATTTAGCACACCTAGGCGCATTACATTTATCTAAAGAGGTAATAAATAATTCTATAGATGAATGTATTAATCAAAATTCACCAGCTAACGAAATTAATATATATTTAGATGAAGGTGAGAATACTTTACTAGTTGCTGATAATGGTAGAGGAATAGCTTTCGATAAAATGGAAATTGTGTGCACTAAATTACAAGCAGGTAGTAAGTTTACCAGAGAGGGTAGTGGTGGAGCTTCTGCTGGAGAAAACGGGTGTGGCATTACGGCCGTGAATTCGCTGTCGGAACACTTTGAGATAATCTCAACTCGTTATGGTGAAAGGGCTATAATTGAATTTGAATCTGGTAAGTTGGTCAGGTCACCAGTAATTAAAAAAATCGGTGATAAAACTAAACACGGTACTACAGTAAAATTTAAACCCAATCCATTTTACATGGGTGACGATTGTGATATCCCAACAGATTTATTGATTGAATGGATTGAAAAAATAGTTTATTTAATGCCATCAAATATAGAAATATCACTAAGTGTCTCCAGAAAAGGTAAAGAATCTGCAATAAATAAAAAGTATCGTAATAAAAATGGTTTAAAGGACTATATTTTGAAATTGTGTAAAAAGCCTATTTTAGATCCAATTCATTTTATGAAATCTTTAAAAATTAAAGAATTTGATAAAGGTAGAGAGATCGAAAGATTCATTGGATTAGAAACAGCTTTTACTTACAATTCAAATAGTATGGAACCTATTATTGAATCATTTTGTAATTTTGTGGTCACTGTTGAAGGGGGTATTCACAACGATGCTGTTAAACAAGGTGTTGTCCAATTCTTAGTTAGGAAAACTAAGGAGGGTTTATCTGATAAAGAATCGAAAAATATTGATATACTACCTATAGACGCTACTCAAGGATTAGTGTTGACATTATACTTAAGTACCGATATGAATATGATGTTTGCATCACAAACGAAAGAAAAACTTTCTAATAATGCTTTCTTCAAACCACTCAGAAACATGACATTTAATTCATTGGATGAATACTTTAAAAAAGAAGTTAATGATTTAAAGAAGATAACAAGTTTTATTAAGACTAATGCTAAAGCAAGAATTGAATCAAACAAAGCTAGAAATGCTGTTATTAAAGGTGAAACTACTTCATTCGAAGAACACAAAATGAAGAATTTCTCTCCTGCAAATAATTTAGGGAATGATTACAGAGAGTTATTTGTTATAGAAGGTAAATTAGATTGCCTTATTTTCTTTAATTGACGGGAAACTCCTTAGAACTTCTTAATTGAAGATTGGACAATCCGCAGCCAAGTCTCTTTATATAAGAGAAAGGTTCAACGACTAGAGTATGTAAGCTCGTAGGTTTATTTATAATCCGAAATGGGAAAACAATAGATTTATTCTATTGAAGAGATAGTCTAATATCCTAATTAACATTAGGGAAGTTCATAAGAGAACTGTATAGAGTTATAATCTATATGAATGATTGGATTCAGCAAAGGGTAGTGCAAGGTTAGGTAGGGATACGGATACTCAGGCATTATTTGCAATGCGAGGAGTTCCACTTAATAGTTTTAATCTAAAGTTAGATAAAGTTTTATTGAATGATGAATTTAGGGATTTAACTAAAGTATTAAAATGTAATATCGGTGAACGATTTGATATTACAAAACTAAATTATAAAAAAATAATCATACTTACGGATGCGGATTAATTCATAGTCCCATTATGTAGTGATATATAATGTAAACTTCTTTAATTGACGGGAAACTCCTTAGAACTTCTTAATTGAAGATTGGACAATCCGCAGCCAAGTCTCTTTATATAAGAGAAAGGTCCAACGACTAATAGTAGGGCTCAAGTGAGTGGGGTAATAACACCCTTTAAATCGAAAATAGAGGCATCTTTTATAAGATGATGATATAGTCTACACTTTATTGAAAGATAAAGAAAGATAGCATCTTTACATTATCTAACGAATAATGTTAATATGAATGGATTGATGGTTTGAGAATAGCCTCACTAATTTGTGTATTCTTCTTATGTCATATGCCAGAGATAATTAAGCAAGGATATTTATATAAATCAGTATCACCACTATATTTATTAAATGATACTAAGGGTCATTTTATTATTGATAAAAAAGAGTATGTATCAGTTTTTGAAAAAGCTGTTAGAAATAACATTAAAGTTATTGATCCAGAAACTAATATTGTTTATACTAATAATGAGATGAAAGAGTTACTATTAAAGAATAGGGGATATTTAGAGGAGTTATACCGAGTTAGTAATCATTTTGCAGTTAATCCTTTTATCATTGAATACATCACCATATATGGGGATCAATCAAATTTCATAAATAAAATGAAAAAGAAATTCCCTGAGTTAACACTTGATGAAGAAAATGTTTTATCTGGTATATATGAAGGAAAATATCAGATTATTATATTGGATAAAATATTCGAAAAGAGAATTGCAACTCTTCGTAATATGATAAGGATAGTTAATGATAATAAAATCCATTATATAGTGAATGATAATCATGGTAATCAAGTTGACTCTAGAGGAATATTAACTTTAGGGGAATTCCTAACAGTATGTCAAAAATATCAACCAGAGATCGTGTCCAGGTTCAAAGGTTTGGGTGAGCTACAGCCCAATGATTTATGGAAAACCACTCTTGATTTTGAGTCCCGTACCTTGATACGTTTAACAATGTCAGATGTTTTAGATGAATTAGAAAAGTTCAAAATATTACATTCTAACGACTCTATAGAATCAAGGAAAAAGCTTATGGGTAACTTCAAGATCGATAGAGAGGACTTAGATAATTAGTTTTATATAAGATGAAAATGTGAAATTCAACCCAACTATTCATTTAAAAGGAGTGTTTGTTATTATTAATGATTTAACTGGTAGGGAATTTGGTAGGTGGAAAGTTATTAAAATAACTGATGAGAGAACTAAAGATGGTAATGTTAAATGGTTATGTGAATGTAGTTGTGAGAAGCGCACAACAAAAACTGTCAGTGGATCAAATTTAGTAAAAGGAGTTTCAACAAACTGTGGATGTGTTCGTACAGAAAAAGTGAAAAAGCGGGCAAAACATGGTCTGTGGAACACTAGAATTTATAAAACATGGCATAGTATGAATAGAAGGTGTTCAAATCCTAAAGATTCGAATTATGTGAATTATGGAGGTCGTGGAATTACAGTATGTGAAGAATGGAAAGAAGTCATACCTTTTTATAATTGGGCTATAAATAATGGTTATTCCAAAAAATTAACTATTGATAGAATAGATAACGATAAAGGATATTATCCTGAAAATTGCCGTTGGGTGAGTATGTATGTTCAAAGTAGGAATAAACGGAGTAATAATTTTATCACCTTTGAAGGTAAAAGTAAAATTATTACTGATTGGGCAAAATATACTGGATATGATATAACTACTATTAGACATAGGATAAATAATAATTTACCTATTGAGGAAATATTAGCACGTAAACCGAATAGATATTTTATTGATATAAATATATTGAGTAAATGATGTGGAGGGTATAATGATGTCAGTAAATGATCGGAAACTGAATAATCAGGTTTATGATAAAAATATAGTGATTGGAAATATTGGTGATATATGCACTGGATATATGAAGATATTTGGTGCAAATAATAATTTAATGCGCCACATCCCAATAATCGCGGACGGTTTGAAGCCCGGAGAACGACGTATTTTATATACAATGTCAGAAGTTATGGGTATTACACATAAGGGTAAACATAAGAAGTGTATGGGAATTGTGGGACGTACGGCTGATATACACCCTCACGGCGACCAGGCCTTATACAGCACATTAGTTAAACTAGCGCAGAAATGGCAAAATACAATTTGTCTGATTGATGGATCTGGAAATTTCGGTAGTCCGACTGGAGAAACTGAGGCTAGTATGCGATATACGGAGGCCCGTTTGAGTTTTTATTCATATAAATGTTTCTTTGAAGAATTTAACCCAAATATAGTAGATATGAAATTATCATATAATGGAGAAATATATGAGCCTGAATTCTTACCATCTAAATACCCAAATGTTTTAATTAATCAAGCATTTGGGATTGGATACGGTTTATCTAGCTCCATTCCAACATATAATTTCAAAGAAGTTATTGATTTAACAATTAAATTAATGAATGATCCTGATTATGGAGATATTGTTTTAATACCTGATAGTCCTTCAGGTTCTCATATTATTGATGATGGTCAGTTTGAGACTATATCGAAAACTGGTAAAGGTAAATTTAAAATGAGGGGAACAATTGAGATTGATAGTGAAAATAATATAGTAACCATTACTTCAGTACCTCTATATGTAAATAGTGATGATGTAAAAGCCGATATAATTGATTTATTCAAGGAAAATAAGATGCAGGGATTGAAGAAAATCGATGACCAATCTTCTGAAAGAAATGGTACTAAAGTAATATTTTATTTAAAAAAGGAAGTCGATCCCGTTTCGATTATGCATAGTATCTACACTAAGACTAATATGGAAAAGACTTATCCGATAAATTTTAAACTCATAGATGACTATCAAGATGTTGATTATAATATACGATCCCTTTTGTTAACTTGGCTAGACCAACGGAGAGAAGTTAAACGCCGTCTATTTAATCATACTCTCATCAAAGCGAAAGAAAGACAACATGTTTTAACCATTCTATTATTCATATTAAACAAAGATAATGCTGAGAAAACTATGAGTATCGTTAAGAAGTCTGAAAATAAAAAAGAGATTATTAAGAAATTAATGAATTCATATGGCATTACATCATTACAGGCGGATACTATTGCCGAAATGAAATTAACTGCATTTTCTAAAGAATCACTCAATAGATATATAAAAGAGAAAGTTGATATTGATGAGAAGGTTACTAAATATGAAAAACTTGTGCGTTCCATTAAGAAAATTGATAAAATTATTAAAGAAGAATTAGAAGAAGGAATTAAACTATTCGGTGAGCCAAGACGGAGTAAGATTATTAACATTGATGGTGAGGTTAAAATTCGAGATACTAATCATTTAGTTTCATTTACATTAAATGGATTTGTTAAGAAATTACCTGAAGGATGTACATCTATTGGTTTCATTAATCAGAATGATTATCCTATAGAGATTATTGAGATAAGGAATACAACAGATTTATTGATCTTTGATGAAAGTGGAAAAATATCTAAGCTTCCTGTTCATTTATTACAAAACAGTGAATTAACAGGAGAAGGTGAAAAGCTAAGTAAATATTGTAATATTAATGGTAGTATAAAAACTATAATACCAAAACCTACTACTGAGATATTATCTCAAGTTAAAATACCAATATATTTCTTAATGATAACTACCAATGGTATTATTAAGAAGACTTTAGCAAATTCATATACTAATATCAAAAATGATTTAATAGGTCTTATTGTTAAAGATGGCGATACATTAAGATCGGTTAAGCTATTGGCTGGAGACAAAGACGTGGTTATTTATACTAATAAAGGATTCGGTGTCAGACTTAAATCTGATGACATTAAAACTACAAGTAGAATGTCTATTGGTATTAAAGCTTTAGAATTAGGTCCTAATGAGATAGTTATTGGTATGGATCTTGTTAATGAAAAGGATAAATACTTATTTGCATTAACTAATCATGGCACGGGTAAGAAATGTTTACTTAGTGCATTTAAAACTATGGACAGAAATAGTAAGCCCTTAAGAATTATATCATTAGAGACTAATGAAGAGGTCATATTTATAAAAACTGTTAAAGGTAATGAAAATTTCAAAGCTTATATGAAAAATAAGATCGAAACTATAAATATTGAAGAAGTATTTGAGTTGCCACGCTTATCAAAGGGTAAGAAGATACTGGGTGTACTCAAAGGAGATACTATAATTGACATCAAAGAAGTAACTAAGTAATAAAAAATATACATCTGTTCACATATATAGGTAGTATATTAAGAGAAAGAGTGGGGTTTTAATAGAATGGGAGAATTCATATTCTTAAGTAACTATGTAAAAGATTCTGAACGTATTACCGATATAACAGGATATCTATTAAGTCAAAAGATACAATATTATATTGGTGAGCCTTTAGAAGTTTCTGAAGGTTTGGAATCAGAACTTGTTGGAATATATATTATTTTACCTACTACTTATGAAACTATTAATGATATATTCGATCGTAGGGAATTCATAAAGAATATACCCATTCATCGAAGATTCATTATGACATATGAGGAAGAATTTAGACCAAAGATAGATAAGTTTTTATCTATATTATCAAATAAGAAATCGATACAATCTTTCAATTATACTAAGAGTAAAGGAATACTTATGCTAATTACTGAAGTTGATGATAAAGTGGGATGTATTCCTGCTGATGTATTACTTAAATTAAATAAGAGTTTTGATACCTTGACATATAGTTTAGACATGGACAGAGTAACACAGATATGCAATATATTTGGTTGTGATGTCGACGAGTTAACACATATACTTAGTGATGGTTTATGGACTAAATTTGGAATTGATATATACAATCTATAAATGATTAAAATAAAAGATATACGATTTAAATCGTATATCTTTTATTTTTTTTAAGCCTCATGATTAGATACTAACTCGAATAACTCTCTAAAATCTACCATATTATGAAATACCTTTATTGTCATGTAATTAAGCATCCACGAGAAAATCCGCCTACTATTGTCATTCTTATTGAAATCGAGATAATATTCATTAATAAATTTTTCAGAACTCTCTATATCATCTTCAAGAGTTTTTCTTAATCTGGGATTTAAATCAGGATCTTTTAAATCCCTCTTTAGTTTATCTAATTGAGAATTTATTCTAACGGCGTCCTGTGGATGAGGATCGGCGATAGCCGTTAACATTCCCAAGGTTACATTAAGCAGATCATAACCCCAGTTTAATAGGGGAATTTTGTATATAATTTGATCGGAAATAAGGTTTTCTCGTTTATGTAGTTTATTTTGGAAGCTCATCATGGCTGGACCATATCCATATGTGGAAGCAAAACTATCTGAGTATTTTTCTCCAGCATAACCAAATATATTTCTTGAATTTAAAGCACCCAACACTATAAGTTCGGGACCTTTAATTACATTAATAAAACTCTTAACTTTAAAATACGCCATAATATTTAAATAACCTTCCCAAAAAGTTGTAGCTGCTCTAAGTAATCCAGGAAATTTATTTATCAATAATGACTCGACTAATTTTATCGTATTTGTATATTTACCCCCTAAATTAAACACATCATATATTCCTAAAACCATAAGTGTGTTTATAATATATACAGGACCATTTTTTATAAATTCTGGGACTAACATAATATCTAGTGGTAATTTAGACAGGAGTGTGAACATTGATATATCCATATTATGACCTATTTCATGAAGTATGACTGCCATAATTTCTTCTGCTGTTAAATCAGCGTATAATACTAACAGTATATCTATATTCACACCCACGTGCATAGTAGATACATCTGTAGATCCCGTATTATCTCGATGAAAGAAATTAAAAGCTCTTGGTATAGTAAATGCATTAAACGGGGTTGTTAATAATACAGGCTTCATAGGATAATAGAAACATAAATAGAATTCACCAAATCCAAATTTCTGTTTAAATAACTTCTCTATAAGAATAACACTATCATTCTTATTCAGATCAGTTATTTTTATTGGGGTATTAATTTTTTCTTTTAAATCGGAAAATTTGGGATTATCTTTTCGTATTATTTGTATTATTTTATCCAGTTCTTTTTCTATAATAAGAAATTCTTTAGGTTTACCATAATATGCTTCGGTAACAGGTTTCATAAATGATGTTAATATGCCCACGATAAATCACTTCCTTCTATATATTCGATATTAAACTATTGTTTAAAACAATCATTTAAATAGATAATGTTGATAGGTAGGTGTATTTATATGGCTAAAGATGACAGTGTTTTATTAGATGAGTTATATCCTTTAGTTGAAAAGGGTTTATCTAAAAAGGAAAATAGTATGAAGATAAAGAAAGCTGTTGGTGAGTTCTTAGATAGAAATTCTGAGAAATTAACTACTATTGGCCCGATCCATCAAATGATGTTTACAGATGAAGATATGAAAAAACTATACGATGCTATCGAAGTTCCACCTGAGCAGATAAAAGAGATAATTAAGAAATCTCCATATATACAAACTCAGTGGAAGATTATGAATAATCCATTTAATTCAGCTTGTGTATTAGCACTCAGATTTTATAAATTACATAAGAATGATGAAATGGTTAATTCAGTCTTAATATATCTAACTATGTCTATGTATCCATCATTATTTCATAAATACTTTCAGTTTGAACCCAATGAAAACATAATGAATTATACTATTAATAGCTTATCTAATAAATTTAAAATTAAACAAACTGGTACTATATATGGGGCATTAATAGATACTGTTAGAGTGAATGATACAAAATATGGAGATGAGGTATTACATGGGACTGATAAAGAATTAGTAGATTATATTAACTCTATTAAAACTCGTTTGAATAGTTTATTAAAACATATCTCTATTGAGTTTTATAAGAATCATGAAAATAAAAATTATATGAATTCAGACTCTGATAATTTAGAAGAAGAAAACTATCATGAAGCTGACAGTAATTTATATGCAATTGAAAGGATAACTAATAATGTAGTTCTTAAATTAACAGTAGAAGGGCCTAATATTAAATTGATCAATATGGCTGCTGAATTATCACAAGTTAGTAGAAATGAATTAAGGAATTATGTAAATTCAATGGTCTTAAATAATAATAGAGATGATATCAAAATTATAGTAGAGAGTATATTATTCTTATTTTTATTTGATTCACAAAATCAAATTCAAGAATTAAGTAGTAATAAATTTCTATTGTATTGTAGAGAGATGTATCGAAAGTCTAATACAAATGATGAAAACATAATAAAGATAAAGAAGATATTAGACTCATGGTTAACTGACTTAGGAACATATAAAAAGACCCAAAGATTAGCTACTATTAACTCATTTAGAAAAGCTTTATTTATGTTTTTTGTTATAAGTATCCAGAATGCAAATGTAGTTTAAAGATGATACGAATATGATTTAAATCATATTCGTATCATCTTTATCTTCCTCTATATAGACATCTTCACATTTTAAACCTCTAATTAACATACTCTCAAATATATCATCGGGAATTTCATTTACCAAGTATTTATTATATGAGTTGAGTTTACAACCGGCTTCTACATCTTTGACACCTATGAATTAGTTCATTCATTAACATATCAGCTCCTTTATTTATATGTAAACACTTTTTTATAGTATAATGAAAACATTTTATTAATTGAGACATTATAAAGGAGGATTCATATTGAGTCTCGTTGCATAGTAATATGTAATTGTAACTACTTTAATTGCGGGAAACTCCTTAGTGCTTAAAACACTTTTAAAGTAACAAAGTTTAAGATTGGACAATCCGCAGCCAAAGTTATTATTTAATAACGAGGCTCAACGACTATCCCAATGGTACTAAAATGTACATTAGGAGTAGGGCTCAAGTGAGTGGGTGAGATTCCCTTAAATCGAAAAGGGTAGCCCCATTATTATAATGGGTGAAGATATAGTCTGTGCTTTAAGGAGACTTAGAGATATAACTTAACCGTAAGTAAGTCTTAATAATTCATTCTTAATAAGATATTATTATAGTTATAACAAATAATATAAGAAGGGGGTGACGATAAATGTTTAAAACTTTTAAATACATCTGACTAAAAAAGCTATGTATTGACACGAAACTTATAAATAATGGCGATAACCAAGCCTATTAATAATATTTATAAGTTGTAAAAATCTTTATTAACTAGCGTAAATAGAGATTTCGCCGTTGGTCGGACGGTTTAAAGAACCTTGACGGTTAAGTTATAAGTGGTATCTAACTAATACTACTAACACGACAGGAATATGTCTATTACTAAACAGGCTAGAAAACAAATGGAATTATTAATTTATTCAGTATTTACAGCTTTAGATCCAACTGGTTCTAATACTGCTAAATATAAAGAATTATTTGGTAAAATGAATGATACTCAATTTGATAAATTCTTCAAAGATTTCTTTAAAGAGGAAGATGAGTATCTTATATTAGACGTTATTGATTATGAGTTAAATCTTCAAATGGAAGATGTAGAAAGAGCTGCAAAGATTCTTGATGTACCTTTATTCGAAAAAGTTGCAATGCCATTTATTAACAACAATACAGAAAATCCTGTTGTTACTCAATATGAAGTTCCGGTTGGTTACATTAACTTGAAACGGGTTCAACAAATATTAGCTAAAAAAAATACTACATCTACAGAAATATCAACACGTTCTGCTATAACAGGACAAGTTGTTGGTAAGGATAAAAATGCCAGAGATTCAGATCAGGAGAATTTTGCTCTTGTCACTTTAAATGCTACGAACACATTACGTGAGCTTTTGGGTTATGTTGCTTAGCCCCTATATACGGTAACGTATATAGCAAACTTCTTTAATTGCAGGAAATTCCTTAGAGCTTATTATATGAAGATTGGATAATCTGCATCATATTTTCTAATGATTAAAATATTTTCTTACTAATAAATATACAATATTTTAAAGGATGTGAATTATAAAAATGTATATAGTCATTCGTAAAGATAGAGAAATATTTAAACTTGTAACATATCCTAAAGTCAAACCTGATACTTATGAAGTTAGTAATTATGGTAATATTAGAAATTTAAAAACTGGCAAATTAGTAAAATTATTTCCCGATACAAAAGGTTATCCTTTTGCAAATCTTATGTATAAAAAATCCATTGCTCGTAGTGTTAATATCCATAGGTTGGTAGCGTGGGAATTTGTAGATGGATATGATATAGATCGAGGGAGAACTAATGTTAATCATCTGGACAGCGATCCTACTAATAATTATTATGAAAACCTTGAATGGGTTACAACTAAAGAAAATAATCAACATGGTATTAAACATGGTAAGATTAGATTTGGTGCAGGTGGTAGTCTAAATTATAAAGCTAGATATAATGAAGAATTTTGTTCGTAAACTATGTCCATACATTGAAAAAGGACTCACTCAAATGGAAATAATGCATATTTACGGTTATAAAACAAGAAAAGAAAATAAAAGTTTATATTCTTTAATAGATGGAATTTACTGGGGTGTGTGGAGAGAGGTATCAAAAGAATTTAATATTAATATAAAACAAGAAAAATGTTCAACGACTATCCTTTAGATGTGAAATTCATCATTAGGAGTAGGGCCTAAGTAGGTGGGTGAGACTCCCTTAAATCGAAATAAGAAGCATCTTATATAAGATGATGATATAGTCTTGTATCCTATATAACTATAGGGAAGTTCATAAGAGAACTGCATAGATTAACGAACTATGTGAAAGTATCGCCCAGGAGTGATGACCTTGTGATGAAAAATCAAATGTATGCTAGTATAGCTCAAAAAGGATATGTATCACTAGATGAACTACCGAACGATGTTGCCAATAAAACAACGCTGAATACAATTGATGTGCATCTTATTGGCTTAGGTATTAAAAGCGATTTAATCACTCAAGGATTATTAGTTAGAAAGACTATGAAATAAAAAAATAATAAGATGAGTTTAACTCATCTTATTATTTTTTCAATATGTTATTATACCTCTATTAGTACGAAACCATCCAAAATCAGTTTTTTCCATGGGATGTATAATAAAACCCTTATTATTGAGCTTCTGAAAATATTTCAAGTAATCAGGCTCATTATCACCAATTAATAATTTATTTAACAAAGCTGAAGCTTCTTCCTCTAATGAACCCGGACGGAGCTCTATAAAAATATAACCCATGCGTACTTCAGATTTGATAGGCGTGGTACCTTTATGTATTAGATTGAGGATATTTACTAATGTAATGAAATTCATTTCTGATGTGCAGTGTAATTCAGTCGAGAACCTTGATGTAATATTTGATAATTTCTTAACGCCGCTCTTAATGAGATAATCAATAGCTTCAAAATCAATTATGCCGTCCAAGGGTTTATTTTCATCGAAGGTTACTTGTAAACAATCCAATTCATTTATAGTGCTAACACTATCCTTCCCCTCAATAATACAACCCACGACAGGATTATATCCTCTGATTTTAAAGACCCTTCCATTTGGTAATTTGAAATATACATTTTTATCAAACATCACTATATCACTCCGATTCATTTATTACATTGATTTTAAAACATCTAGTCGTTTTATCAATTCAGTATTTTTAGGTAATTGAGTAACTATGTATTCTAACCCATGTATGGATTTTTCAATACCAATATTATTAACAGCATATGTATCAGCATCCAATTCTTTTTGATCAACTTGTTGAAATTTAGCTTTAAATGGACGCAGGAATGCATTCCATTGAGTTAATTGTTTACCTTCAAAATGACCACATTTAAAATGACCAATTTCATGAGCCAGTATAAATATTCGAGTATCTTCATCAGCATTCATATATAGTTGATCGACATATATTATTAAATCATTTAAACAGGTTTGGACTAAGGCAAATTTTATATTTTTAAAATTAAGTAGAGCCTCATCTAGAGCAACCGATATGTTTATACCATCATAAACAAATTGACTTAATAATGGGACGGGTCGTTGTTTACCACATATTTCACCGAATATTAATTTAACATTACTAATAAAAGTTTTTAACATTTGTCAAAACACCTTTCATTTTATTATACCTACTATTATAATATATATTTATTTTATCACATATTACTAATATTGAATATTATTAGTATTGGAACATAGAAATAATTAAATTAAAGGAGTTGAGGTTATTATGAATAATGAAGACACTGAATTATATGTAGTTACTGAAGTAGGAACTTTCGGGGAATTGAATATTGATGATCCTACCAAGAAAAAACTAAAAAGAAAAGACGAAGATATCATGTCAGTTATAAAAGAAGCCACTGAAATTAACCTTAGTAATATTATACCACAAAGATAACTTATTGAATGTATATAAGAAGATATTAATATCTTCTTATATACATTTTAAGTTTTACTAAAAGTTAATTATCAATATAAATATATATTATCATGGTATAGATCAAGCCTATTAATATATTAAGGAGTGATAATATTGCTAAAGTTATGTATTATTGGATTGGGTAATTGTGGTAATCAAATCGCTGAATTAGCAAAGAAAGAGAAGAATATTCCGGGTATCGCTATTAATAGTTCTGAAAAAGATCTTACTACTATCAATACTGTTGATAAGATCCTAATAGGCGATATGATGGGTAGTGGTAAAGATCGGAATGAAGCTAAACGCTTCATAACTCAAAATATTCAGTTGATACTTCAACAAGAAGTATTTAAAAAGCTGATAGAAGAAAGTAACGTGATATTCATAGCTTCTTCTACTAGTGGCGGAACTGGCTCTGGTATGACACCGATCTTAACTGAAATACTTACGAAAATTTACCATGGGAAAAGATTCGTTGTCATTCATGTTTATCCGGCAATTAGTGAGTCTGTTGCGGCTCAACAAAACTCACTGGACTATTTAAAAGAGTTGAGACAATTTATTCCCAATATTACCTATATGGCTTATGATAATCATCGTAGGTCAAATGAGCCGACTGACAGAATGATGACTGAAATCAACATGCAAGTGGTTAATGACATTTGTGTGATCCGTGGAGATTATCAATACTCAACTCAATATAGTTCAATTGATGAAAAGGATATGCTTAAGTTAATTGAAACTCCAGGCCGGTTGTTGATAACAACTGTAAATGGTTTAAAGGAAAAAGATCTTGATGAAAAATCTGTTGAGGATATCTTAATATTTGATATCAAGAACACTTCAGTAGCAGTGGAAATTGAGCGTGACCGACTTATAAAAAGAATAGGTCTGATCACGAACTTAAATGATAAAATCCATAAAGCATTCAATACTAAGTTAATTATCTTCAAAGAATTTATCGGTGAGCCGGTAGAAGGATTCGAACATATCCATATCAATAAAGGCCCAGATGAATCTAATCAAATTATTGTAATAATGTCTGGCTTATCAGTTCCAGACGATCGTATTCAGAAAATGATTCAAAGGATTGAAGAAGTTCGATCGGAGTTAATGAAAGTTCAAGGATCATCTATCCTCGATTCCATAAAAACCGAGGATATTGATATATTACGAGAAAACTCTGGACGGTTTGATCCAGAGAGTCAAATTAACCTGACTGACGTTATGGCAAAATATCTTAAGCGTTAAAACATTCAAATGATATCTTTATGAGGTGTAGTAATAAAATACATTTCATATAACAAAAAAGTAATCGTATAAAAATTAAGGAGGATTTATTGAGATGAGTTTTAAAGATGTTTTGGAAGCAAAGATGCGTAAAATGAGCAAGGGTGAAAAAGTTGAGTTGCTGAGCGATAATGCGTCGGCCATTGTCAGCTTCTACATTAAGAAGGCATACCGAGAGCAGGATAATGTGACGGCATTGTTTGACAAAATGGAAGATGATCGGGAGAAGTTCGCTCCCACATTGATAAAAATGTTAAAGGAAGCTAAGAAAGAGGAACGGGATATTGATCTCGGCCTTGCCAGTGTTATCGGGGATTTCCTGGAGAAACGTAGCCCGAAATTAACTCAAGAAAACATTGATCTTTATGCCGATGCAGTTGATCAAATTCTAAAAGGCCGGGTAAAGAAAGTCAATAAGAAACTTCAATTAGACAAAGGACTTATTAAGGAATTACTGGTAATTGTCCCAGATAAAGACTATGTATCCGATGTCAAATATATCGGCAACTATGTCGGCAGAATTCTACGAAAACTATACTACATTACCAAAGATGATGAAATCGGTATCACTACCGTTAAAACTTTAACGAAACTCTTTAAGGAATTATTTGACGAGGAAATGTTACCGGCCATCGCGACCGCTATTCTTCTCGAACGGAAATCCAGTATGGGTAATTTTAATGATAAACAAATCGCCATCTGGAATCTGTTAACAGATACTGCTTTGACAATCTACAATAAACTCGATAAAGATGTTCTTATCGATCAGATTGAGAATTATGTTAAGCGACGAGTATGGGATGCTGAAAAAGGAAAAGACTTTGCCCGCCGCATTCAACTGGATCAATTACCGGAAGATTATGACAAAATTTCCAAAGTTGTCAAGAAGCTTTCTTCCAAAGAAAAGACTAAGAAATATCTATAGATATATTTAAAGAATGGGAAAGAATTCTCATATATATTCTTTCCCATATCTTTTTAATTTGACGGTCATAATTCCAAAATTTGACTGTTATATGTAAGTAAAAGAGAGAAAAAAATAAGAAGTGGGGAGAGATTAATATGATTTTAATGTATAATGAAACCAGAACTCCTTGGGTTGTAAAAGTTATCAACGATAAGGCTATTTGTTTAACTAAGGTTAAATCCTATACCCGAGGCGAGGAAATCGTTAAGCGCAGCGCACATATTTTCAGTTACAGTAATATCTTCGATGTTCCTGAAGGTGTTAGCATGGAAGACATAACGAAGAAATTCGTCAATATGAATGACGTGAAAATACTCATGGGGAAATCTTCTTCTGTTACTTTCAGTAAGAAGGATTTCAATCCTTTCATTACGGCAAGTGACTATCTGCTCAAAGACATCTGTTTAATTTCTATCGACCTAAAAGGCCGTAAAATTATCAACGTCTCACATGAAGACATTTTCATTTTGGAGAATTTCATCCTCGGTGGCGAACTGACTATGATTGCATCTCTAAATGCATTCGACAGTGCTCTCAAAATTAAGTTATGGGATTCTGAAACTAATACTGTTAACGTATACACCTTTACTTGTGAAGGTGTAGTACCTTGTCTAGTATGTAGTGAAGAAGTCCCACTCGGTAATGAAGAGGAGTATGTGTTATATCTAAGAAAATTCAGACCGGGTAGACCGACTCACACCATTTTAGCTCTTGAAAAGGATCTAGCGAAGGTTAACAAAGCCGTTGACCCTGAACGCTATAATATTATTACCATAACGGCGGATAATACCGACGAGATTCTTAAACCACTTATATTGGATAACCATAAAGCCATTACGCTGTTTACCGGCAAGCAACTTACAAAACATAGCGATATTCGCTATAGGGAACTAGCCAATATCCTTTTCACCAATTTCAATTTATTCTATGAGCTGTTTGACAACGGCAAGGTATTCAAATCTAAAATCTGATAAATAAAAAATAGCTAACCTTATTGGTTAGCTATTTTTTTATATCTCCTATATATTTTTAAGTTTATATTATGTGTTAAACTATCTATTAAAGGAATAAAAATAATAGGAGGAAAAAGAAAATGGCTAATAGCTTCTTAGATCGTTTAAGATCAATTGATAAAAAAGGGTTATTCACCCCAACACAAACATCAATCAGTTATGCCAGTGGTTTTGTACCATTTGATTATCGAAATGGGTATATGGTTGAGGTAAGAGATTTACAAGAAACCTTAATAGATTCATATCCATCAGTCGGTGTTATTGGAGGTACCTTTTTAACGATTATTGGAAAATCTGGTGTTGCAAAAACAACATTTGCCGCTCAACTGGCAGCTCAGATAGTTAATAGGTTTACAGATAATGCATTCGTGCAACACTATGATCTTGAACAAGCATTGACATATACTCGTATTAAGAATATCACAGGTATGACTCAACAACAACTTGATGATAAATATATATTAAAACAAGAAAAGAATTATATTGAAGATATTTATGACGCAATTATGTTAGTTGCAAATCAAAAAGAGGAATTTAAGAAGGATTTTATTTATAATACAGGATTAAAAGATGAATTCAATAGACCCATACATGCGTATGTACCAACTGTAATGATCATAGATAGTCTCCCTACACTAGCATCCAAAGAAGCCTCTGATTCAATAGAAGGTGGTACGTATACACTCAGACTGGCAAAAGCTGTTACTCAATTTTACAAACGATTGATGCCGATCATAAAAACATATAATATTACGGTTATAGCTGTAAACCATATAAATGTTAAGATGGACATAAACCCCTTGGCTAAGACTCAGCCACAGCTATTGTATTTGAAAATGGATGAGAGTATACCTTGCGGCCATGCAGCAATATATTTCGCAAATCTATTAGTAAAATTTATTGCTGTAGGTTCTAGTAAATTTACTACTGAAAAAGATGGTTTCGACGGTGTTACTATAAGATGTGAATTTCTTAAATCACGCACTAATAAGGCCGGTCAATCCTGTAATATGGTATATAATCAATCAACGGGTTTTGACCCCATAATGACACAATATCAATTTGCTAAAGATAATAATTTAATTGATGGACGGAATCCATATCAATATGTAATTGATAATAAAGATATAAAATTCGATTCGAGGCATTTTAGAAAAGCTTTTCTTACTGATGAAAAACTCAGATTTGCATTATTTAATAAAACAGTACCCATTCTCGAAAAACAATTATCTCATGTAGATCCAGAGGATGCTAATAATATGTCAATAAGTGAAATATTCGAACGTCTTGAACGAACACAAGAAACTGCTTCCAATGAATTATCTATTGGTGATATTTTAAAAATTAGTTAAATATAAAAAAGGAGGAAAATAATATTATGAGTAAATTATATACGTTAAAACAAATTCGGGAATTTGCAAAGGTGTACCTTCAACCAGAATCTGAAACTGATAAATGTCGTGTTGTAGAAAATTCTCGTTTAAAGGTTTTTCTATGTGCCATTGCCGTAGATGATATAATTGATATTTTTCTAGATAATTATTTACGAGTGGGTGATATTGTTGTCAATAACGATGGTGTTAAAGGTATTATTATCACAAAAGATCATGATACTATAACCGTAAACTATGGAGATAATTCTTGTATTATATATAGGGATATAGATGAAATAACCAAAGTGCAACATACCGTCAAAATGAGGAGTTTAGTGAAATGAAAGACAAAACTTATACTATTGAACAAATAAAATCATATGCTGCGTATTGGTTAAAACCAGCAACTTGTTCTGATGTTAAAGATAGTGTTATTGAAAACGAACGATTGCAATCTTTTATACACTACATTGACATGGAAGACGATAGTTCAAATATCGATAAGGTCTTAGAGAAACAATTAAAATCTGGTGATGTTGTATATGATCCAAATAATGTTATCGGAGTTGTTCGCACTATATATGGTAACGGTAGAGTCTCTGTGCAACAATTATCAGGGGATACAATTATTCAATGTTCATATGATACCCCAAAAGTATTATCTAAGTTAAATCCTTTATTCACAGGAAAATTAAGATGATTGAAAAAGAGATTAAGGTTCTAAATATTGATAAAACTACTATTGAGACATTATTGATATCTAAAGGTTGTGCGTTATGTAAGGATGAGATTCAAGAGAATATTACCTATAGGGGAGATAGTTTAGGTTCCATACGATTGAGGAAAACTACATCTTCATTAACTGGTAATGTATCATATGAATTAACTCGGAAAACTGATATTGAGAAACTTGATAATGAAGAATGTGTAATGCAAAATGAAAAGAGTATTGATATATCTGAACAAGAATTTTGTACTGCTCAAAAACTATTTAACTGTATAGGTTTAATACAGGGAATTAGAGGAAAGAAACATCGTAGAAGTTTCCATTTAAATGGATTCTTATATGAAATTGATAAATGGGTAGATGAAATTCTACCCATTACCTATTTAGAAGTAGAAACTCAAAATCCGAATTTAAGAATTATTAATGGATTAAAACAAATTTGGTCTGATGATGAAATTGCTACATTAGTTATAAGCACCGATGGTATTGGTACATTAGTTAAAATTCATAAGAATGTTGGAATTGAAGCTTATATTGAATCCCTTATGGTATTTCGTAGATCATAAGTAAATAATATTTATATATTATTAATGTGAAAGGAGGTCATTGATGATAATATTTAAATACTCCAGTGTGATAAAATAATATGAAGAAAGAAGGGAACCATAATGGCAGTAACACCACCAAAGAAAGTGGTCCCAAATTTATCATTGAAAGAAACATTGCAAGAGAAGGAACAATTATATCATGGTAAAGATGATATATTCGGAATGACATTACTTACCAATCCAGGGTATATTAGTGCATCTCGAAACATTATGTTTACTTCTCATTTAAGACAATTCGTAAATTTGAATAAACCGGATTTCCCAAAAGTATTAACGAATTATGAAAATCTTGTTGGTAAACATTCAACTGGATATTTCAAACCTAAGAATGATTTAATCGTTGTGGATAAGATACCCAAGTTTAATGATATAAATGATGCAAATCATTTATATCTATTATTCTTATATGATAAGAAGACTAATACTTACTCCGTTATACAGAAAAAGATCGTTGAAGATCTAACAGAGAAGTTTGGTTTTAAATATAAGAATGATCTTATGGATTCTAAATCTATCGGAGATAAAATACAAGGAGGTAAAACATTATATTCATCCACATCATATGATGAAGATGATAATTATAACTATGGTAGAAATATTAAGTTTATGTATCTACTTGAAAACAATACTATTGAAGATGCCATAAAGTGCTCTGAATCGTTATCTAAAGAAATGACTTCGACTGAGGTTGAAACTGTAAAGATATCATTCAATGATAATGAAATCATGTGTAATCTTTATGGCAACAATGATGAATACAAAGGTTTTCCAGATATTAATGAAAGGGTTAAAGATAAGATCATATGTGCCAAAAGAAGAATTCATAACAATCAATTATTATTCGATCTAAAGAAATCAAATCTACGTAAGATTAATTTTATGTCAGATAACTTATTCTTTATTGATGGAAAGATTGTTGATATTACTATCTATTCAAATAAACCTATTGGAGAAATTGAAGATAATATCTTTAATCATCAAATGTTAAAATACCTTAAAATGCAAAAAGAATTTTATACTAAAGTTTTAGATAGGTGTAAAAAGATAATTGCATCTGGAGCTAAATATTCAAATGAAATAAATTTCTATTATAAGAAAGCTAAGAATATATTAGACGATAATTACATGTACAAGGAAGAAGATAACAGTGTATTTAGTAATATGGTTATTGAATTCCTTGTTGAACGAGAAGTTCCTTTATCAGTAGGACAGAAGATTACTGGTCGTTACGGTAATATAATTGCTGTATTTTCTTTAATTGTCGGGGATATCCTTATAGCTTAAACTACTATTAGTAACAAGTTTAAGATTGGACAATTCGCAGCCAAGATTGTTAATAAACAATAAGGTTCAACGACTAGAGTGAAAACTCGTAGATTCGAAAGAATTGAAATGGGAAAACGATAGATTTTAATCTATTGAAGATATAGTCTAATATCCTAATGGAAGTTAGGGAAGTTCATAAGAGAACTGCATTATATAATAATGTGAATACTTGAATAAAGGTATTATAAGTCAGATCATACCAGATGAAGAAATGCCATTTCTTGAAACTGGTGAACGTGTCGATTGTATATTCAACTCCCTAAAATTTTGGGGCTTTATGTAGTGATATATAATGAAAACTACTTTAATTGCGGGAAAATTCTTATGGCTTTATAATATAAAGATTGGACAATCCGCAGCCAAGATTGTTAGTAAACAATAAGGTTCAACGACTAGAGTGAGAACTCGTAGATATTAATATCGAAATTGGTAGAATCTTCTATATAGAAGATTATGAGATAGTCTGGTATCCTATATAACTATAGGGAAGTTCATAAGGGAACTGCATTAATTAATAATTACTGTGAACACAACGAGGTGTGATAAATCGCTTAACTGAGAAGGTCCGGGCGATGTAAAACCTTTCTAATTGCGGGGACATTTGTTAATTTCAATTTACCAAGTTAATATATTAATGGCTTAGTCCAATCAACTAAGGTATGGTAATAAGAATTGAAATTGAGTAATCCGCAGCCAAGATTGTTAATAAACAATAAGGTTCAACGACTAGAGTGAAAACTCGTAGGTTTATTTATAAGCCGAAACGGAAGGCTGGTAATACTTAATATTATTAGAAGATATAGTCTAAAACATTTGTGAACTCATTTCAGTTATATGAGCAGTCAATAAATTTTATATGTAATCGCATAAGAGAAAGAATTGCGATAACAGAAGATATCTCTATAAAAGAACAAATGGTATTTAGTATTGTGGGTCATTTTAATCCTGAAGAACAAAGAAGACTTAGGATATATTATGATAAGTTATCAGATAATGGTAAGGATCATTTCTTCGATGATATAGTCAAGCAAGGTATCTATATACACATTCCTCCACTTTGGGAAGACGTATGTTTATTCGATAAACTAAGAGCAATATATGCTGAATTCACATGGATAAAACCATACTCAGTTTATGTGAATAAATTTGGAAGAAAGATCAAAATGATGAAGGATTTAATTGTCGGAGAAATGTATGTTCTTAAATTAAATCAAACTTCAAAGAAAGGTTTTTCAGCCAGATCCACTGGTTCGTTATCGAAGAGAGGAATTCCTATTTATTTATATGGGACTATATAGAGTAATCTATATTGTGAAAACATTTTAATTGACGGGAAACTCCTTAGAACTTCTTAATTGAAGATTGGACAATCCGCAGCCAAGTCTCTTATAATAAGAGAAAGGTTCAACGACTAATTTAGAGCTCAAGTGAGTGGATGAGAATCCTTTTAAATCAAAATAAATGTCATCCGTAAAAATAATAAATAACGGATGGTGATATAGTCTTGTATCCTATATAGTTATAGGGAAGTTCATAAGAGAACTGCATAGATTAACGACCTATGTGAAAGTATCGGAGAAATCAAATAAAGCAAAAACCCATCAAGAATTATATCCACATACGCCTCAATTTGTAGGGGCTGTTGTATAGTAATATATAATGAATCTTTCTTAATTGACGGGAACCTTCTTAGAGCCTTATTTACTAAACTATAAGTATTATAGTGGCCAGAATAATTAACTGGGTATAGTAATAAAAATAAGGATTGGATAATCCGCAGCCAAGATTCTTATATAAGAATAAGGTTCAACGACTATCGAAAGCTTTTAATTAAGTTAGTAGAGTAAGCTCACAAGTCAATAATGGTGAGTTAAAACAGAAAGCTCCTAGAAATAGGATAAAGATATAGTCTGCTATCTCAAGGAAACTTGAGGAGTTCATAATGGAACTGCATAAATTGACGATTTATGTGAACAAAAAAGGATACGAATTGGAGATTACTTATATAGTTTCCCTGCATAGTAATATGCAGTTTAACAACTCTTTTAATTGACGGGAAACTCCTTAGTGCTTTATAATATAAAGATTGGACAATCCGCAGCCAAGCCTCTTTATGAGAGAAAGGTTCAACGACTAGAGCATTGCTCATAGATTTACAAGTTAATGGTAAGTCGAAATGGAGAGCTCTATTAATAAACTTTATTAATAGATGAAGATATAGTCTGCACCTTAAAGAAATTTAAGGACAATCTTTTGAATTGTAATACATGTTACGAATGTATTTAACATATTGGCAGGAAAATATTAACAGTATGATAGGTGTCGATCCAGACATCATAGCTAAACTACATTTATTCTATAGGTCTTCAGTTGTTGGAAGAAGAAACTTAGGTGAAACTTTGGCAACTAGACTTAAGTTATTAAATGATTTTAAGTATTCTGCGGAATTCAAAAATAGAAATGTTGAAATTTTACAGGCATATTTAAAAGCTATGGGCGTAAAGATTGTATTTGAAAATGAGAATATGTATATTGAAATCTATACTGATCAGTTAGAAGAATATTCATCTGAGGGTAGGATATATATATGTACTAAACGTGAGTTTGAAGCCGTTCAGAGAGAAGCAGAAGTTCGCAGAGAGTTCCGTGAGGATAAGTGCTTAGTGGGAACTCATGCTGAAGTTGAAGCTATTATTCAAGCTCGTATCAGCGATCTAAACAAACGAGATACTCATTATGTAATTGACATAAATTTATAAGGTGTGTTTATCACACCTTATTCTTTTTTTATTTCCGTATATATAGGATTTATAAGTATATATTATAATATTAATAAACCTAAGAGTGTAAGTTAAGTTATACATATAAAGAGATATTTAGAAGGAGAGGAGAAATTTACTATGATCCTTAAGAAAAATCTATTACCTATTATTAATACAACTGGAATTGCAAAGGTTATTGTGGTTGCTACTCAAAAAGGTGGATCTGCTAAGACAACATCTACATGTAATCTAGCTGTTGCTATGGCGGAACGAACAGGTAAACGAGTTGCCATAATTGATTTCGATCCACAAGGTCATGTTAGTACAACTTTTGGATATGATAAGACAGCATATAAATCTACAATATATGATGTCCTTATTGGAGATCAACCATTAAGTTCAATCCGAGTAAAAACCAAATATGGAGTAGACATATATCCATCTAATAGGGAACTTGCCAATATTGAACATGAAATCATCTTAAACAGAATTATGTTTCCAAGAGACAAGTTTGTGCTTAGAAATGTTATTGATGATATAAAACATAGATATGATTATATCTTCATTGATACACCACCGAGTTTAAGTTTGATAACATTAAATGCTCTAGTGGCGGCAGATGAAATTCTTATTCCTGTCCAAATGGAACCATTGGGTGCTGACGGTCTAGTTGAATTGTTAGAAACTATAAGTTCAATAGTTAGACAATACAATCCCGATATTGTTATCAAAGGGGTTATTGGTACTATGCTCGATAGACGAGCTAAGTCTATGGTTACTCAACTTGTCCAGGATATAAATATGTTCTGTGACAAAAATAAGATTCATATCTGTGAGACTTTCGTTAGGAGAGCGCCACGAATGTCTTATATTGGCGGTATACCTGTTATCTTAGGTGATCGTAAATGTGAAGCCGTTATGGATTATAAAAAAATATTAGAGGAGCTGTTCTGTTATGAGTAAGAAAGAAAAAATGCAACGTAGTACGTTAACACATTCACTTGAGCCGGTTGAATCACAAGGCTTTGATGACGAAGATTCTATTAGAAATGAGGAGGAAACTGCAATGAACAAAATTACCGAGGGAGAACAATCTAAACCGGATGGGAATATTGAAAATTTAATCGGGAGTATCAACAAAGAAGAAATCACTAGTGATAGTCAAATAAATGAAGTTTCAGGCACTACGGATGATAATGATCAACGTGTCCGTGTTCAATTACCCGAAAACGCGCTATATGATCACAATGCAAAACAAGTGGTTGCCTTTGATTGTAGAGTTGGCGTTATATTGAATGGTGTGGAATTCAATCCAGAACAAATTGTTCAGAGAATATGGGATAGTATCGAACGAAAAAGACTTGAGGGAATTAACGAGCCGCCCCGTATCATTCAATGGAAAAATAAACGTGAAGTCGAAAAGCCTAAACTAATAATTATTCCGGACGTTCCTAAACAGGTATCAAAACCTGTAGTTACTCATAAGCCGGGTGCAGCTATATCAGCAATTGGAAGACAATTCGGAATGATGATTTAGCAAATTAATAGGAGGATTTTACAGATCCTTCTTTTTTTTCTCTTAATATCAAATTTAAATATATATTATATAGTTGGATTAAAAAATATATGGGGTGAAAGATATGGATAAGCAAAATATAATATCACAATTAAGTGATATTCATCAAAGGTTATTAGAAAAAGAAGATTTTGTTGATACTATACAGAGACTAGAATTAATGAAGATCAATAGACTTATCAATTATCTTTTATATGCAATTACTGAATATGATCCAGATGACAAATTAATACTTCAATTATTAATAAGGATATTGCAAAATATCTTTAATAATAGTAGTGAAATATCTCCTGTGACCGATGAGGATTATGATAAATTATATGAGTTAAACAGACAATTTAATAATGAAGAAATTGTTGGATCGTCTTTTAATAAATCCAATAAGATAATTTCAAGTCATAAATATCCTGATTTGAGAGGAACTCTAGATAAGGTCCATTTCATTAGAATTAAAGATAAGGGTAAAGACAAACGAAGATCTATAGAAGATTTTATTAATACTGTAGAAAATAAAATAGGCAGATCTTTAACTAAGGATGAATCATTCGCCTATCTATTTCCTAAATGGGATGGTATATCATGTATATTCGAATGTGATGAAAATGGTAATACCGATAAGGCATTATCTAGAGGTGATACTGATATAAATGAAGCGGTCGACTGGACTAAATTGTTTAAAGGATCTAATTTCAAGTATGTGTTCGGTAATGATATAAATAGATTATTTGGTTTAAAAACAGAGATTGTAATGAGTCGTTCAAATTATAAATTAATATGTGAAAAAGAAGGAGATCTTAAAAGTCCAAGGAGTGCCGTATCGTCTATATTAACTTCATTAACTGGTGACACATCGAATTTACCATATCTAACTATAATACCTTTACAGACTCAGGAGTTTGAAACTAAATCTATATATACTCCAACTATAGTATATGATGAGTTTCCATACAGTGGAGGATATTTAAACAATTTAGATGAGATCGAATTAAGAATGTTGGAGTTAAGAGAACGTATTTATACTGAAATGGATATAGATACAGATGGTGTGGTTTTTCGTTTAGCTGATCCATATATACAAAAACTATTGGGTCGGGAAGATAAGATAAATAAATATGAGTTTGCATATAAATTCCCTCCAGAACAAAAGAAAACTATAATTAAAAATGTTAATTTCTCAGTTGGTCTTTTAGGTTCAGTGCGACCAGTAGCAGTAATAAAACCTGTTACAATAAAAGGTAATACTATAACCAATATATCATTGGGTTCTATAGATAGATTTGAAGAATTGGATTTAAGATTAGGTGATGAAGTTATAATAAAATATGATGTTATACCATACCTATCAATAGATTCAACATGTAGAAAAGGAGATGGGACTAAGTTTACAACTCCAACAAAATGTATATATTGTAAGGAAGAATTAGTTAAAGATCCCATATTGAAATGTATTAACGAAAAATGTAATTGTCGAATTATAGGTAAGATTCTAAACTATACTAGTAAGATGAGTATTTCAAATATGGATGTTGGAACAGTAACCACTTTATTTGAAAATAAGTTATTACGATCTATTGGTGATCTATATAAACTCAAAGATCATAAATCTGATATAGTTTCATTAAGTGGTTTTGGTGAAAAATCCTTTAATAATATTATTAAAGGTATTGATTCAAGACGAGATGTTTATGATTATGAGTTATTGGGTTCATTGGGTATTACAGATATAGGTAGGAAAATGTTTAAGCGAATTTTAAATATATATTATATTGATGAACTTATAGATTCAAGTACATGAGTCTCATTGCATAGTGATATGTAATAGTAATTACTTTAATTGCGGGGATCTCCTTAGAACTTAAAACACTCTAAAGTAATAATGTTTAAGATTGGACAATCCGCAGCCAAGATTCTTAATAAAGAATAAGGTTCAACGACTATCCCAGTGGATGTGAAATTCATCATTAGGAGTAGGGCTCAAGTGAGTTGGGTGAAATCCCATTAAATCGAAATGAGTAACCCCATTATAAACCATTATAATGGGTGAAGATATAGTCTGTGCTTTAAGGAAACTTAAAGATATAACTTAATCGTAAGTCCTAAAAATTTCATTTATATATTATTACTATGATACTAACAAATAATATAAGAAAGGAGGTGAATTAAATTGATTAAAACTTTTAAAACAAGAATACGACCGACGAAAGAACAAGAAGTATATTTAAACAAATGCTTTGGATACAGAAGGTTTATATATAATAATGCTTTAGAATACTTTAATACGATCTTAGAATTCAATGGTAATAATCTGGATAAAACATTAAAGAAGTTCTTTAATAAGTTTGATTATATCACTAATATATATTCTAAGAAAGAAAAAGAACCTGAACTGGAATGGACTAGGGAATATAATAAAAACATAAAGGATCAGGTATCTAGTGATTTTAATATAGCTGTTAATAGATTCTTTAACGATATTAAAAATAAGAAGCGATGTAAACTTCATTTTAAAAGAAAGATCCATGGAAATGGGTCTTTTAGAATATACAATAAAAATAAAGGTAATGTTAAAATTCTTGATAAAAACATATTCTCTTTTATTATTAATAGAGAATATGGTCATATGTCATTAAAAACATATGAAGATATAAGCTTTTTATATCATCATGATATAAAAACTATGTCTATTCGTATGAAGAATTTTAAATATTATGTTTCATTCACCTATGAATTGGACATTCCAAAGCATGATCATGAGAAAGACATCATAGGTATAGACTTAGGGATACATAATCCAGTAGTTTGTTTTGATGGAAAAGATGTCATAGCTCCTAAATTTCCGAAAGGAATTATTAAGAGACTAGAGAAGAAAGTCGATAAGTTTTCAACGATAGTTTCTAAGAAGAAATATGATAAACGTAATCCATCAAAGAACTATATAAAAGCGAGAACCAAGCTTAATGATATTTATATTAAAATAACAAATATCAGAATGGATTATATCCAGAAGGTATCTACATTTTTAGCTAAAACTTATAAAAACGTTATAGTTGATGAATTTAGTTTTAAGGATGTATTAACAGAGTCTGATGGTATTGAGCGTATAAATAGAGGTATACACAGAGTTGGTGCCTTTACATTTACCACAGTGTTAAAATATAAATGCCACTTTTATGGTAGTGAATATATTTTAGCATTACCTAACAGTACGAACACATGCTCTGTTTGTAATCATAAAGTTAAAACTAAAATGAAGTTATCTCAAAGAGTCTTTAATTGCCCACAATGTGGACATATAGATGATAGAGATAACAA